TATCCCAGGTAATCCTCTCATTAAGTCCAAGATACACGCCTTAAGATTGGCCCCATCTGGCCCCAGGTTCCCCCATTCGCTAATAGGAGGCTGGTCTGTTTTAGAAGAAGTTTTCCCATCTTCCAACCACACCGCAGTCATAAGAGCATAGTTAGACAAGTCCTTTAGAGTATCAACCAGCGACTCATCAGAGACCTTCTGCTCAGCACCCTTTTTTGTGAGACTATTTAGACGCCCCATCTTATCTTCCATCCGGACAATAGCCGCGATGATGCCATGTTTTTCCAAAGACTCTTCGAAGGAGTTACCATAATCAGCGTTCTTCTTTTCAAAAATAGAAAGAAGCTCATCATGAGCCTCCTTCATATTAGTCGGATTTACTTTCATTTATTTCCTCCTCGTGGTATACGTTATTAGCAAGTGGTGCTATAGTTACAGCTTCAAGAAATGCTTGTAGATATATCTTCTTAAGTTTTGATGGGCGGAGTGATTTAAATTTTTCAGCTTTCTTCTTCCAGAATATACCCAGAGGATTGTTATCCGGTTTCTTGCTAGCGAAGATTTCCATCTGTTTAATACTTTGATTAATTAAAGCCGCTTTATTATTCTTTCCACGTTTCATTATTTATCACCTTTCTTCTTTTTCATTCCAGCCATACCTAAAGCAAGCACGCCAATTACAACACCACCAATAGCAAGATATGAAGTTTCATTGCTTCCAGTAGCGGGTAGAGTAGGCTGACCAAGAGGTTGTTGTTTAGCAGGTTTACCAGGTTCTTCAGGAATATCAGCTTTTGGTTTTTCGGTTTGTGGTGCTGGTACTTCAGGAATTTCCAATTCTGGTTTGTCCAGTACCGGAGCTGGCGGCATCAATGGGATATCGGCCAAGTCGATTTCAGGCTTATCCAAGATTGGTGCATCATTTGGAATAATACCACCATTCCATTCAGGTTTGTCATACTTAGGTGCATCAAATGGTACTGTAGAACCGGTCCATTCAGGTAAATCCAATGTAGGCGCTGGTGGCATTAATGGGATATCAACCAAGTCGATAGATGGTTTGTCATATACCGGTGGGTCGTTTGGAATAACACCACCTTCAAACTCGGGCTTATCATACTTAGGCGCATCATTTGGCTTATCCCATTTTGGACGTGATTTACCAACAGCACGACCATTGCCATCATACAATTTAGTTTCAGCATTATGGGACACAAAGCCACCATTCCAGCTGGCTGTAAACAGGTTAGTTGGGTTATATTGAACTGGCGTACGTAGACGAGTCTTATATTCAACCATCAAGATTTTGTTTTCAATATTATCGATATGGGTTGTAAAGCCATTCTTATTGAATTTAGTGTTCGCCAAAGCTTGTGTAGCAGGAGAGTCGTATACCCATGGGTCAACGTCTTTCACGTAGCTATAAATAAGACTACCTTCAACATAATCCTGATCATCAGACCAAGTGTCGGCGATGTGTACATCTTCCATAGTCTGACGCTTATAATTCAAGCGAGCAACCCAATGTATAAGATTTTGGTCAGCACGGTCTTGATAGCCGTATTTATACAACTCCTCATTTGGATTGATGGTCCCTTTAGACCCGGCGTTGATTTCAACAACAGTACCATTAAATGAGATATTACGCTTAGTATTTTCCTGCACGATTTCACGGTTGATTTGGGTATGGAAGTTCAGGCTGATAGATTTGTCCAGCGGATGGTCTTGGAAATAGCTATTGAACGTTGTAGTAACCGTTCTTTCATTCGCCTTAACGTCAGCAGTTCCGACTTCAGTTTCACCGGTTTCGTTATAGACTGGGAAATTATAGCTAGTTTCGAGATTTAGCTCTTCCGGAATATTGAAGGTCATTTTATCACCTTCATTGATTGGGACTTCATCAGGGATATCAGTCTTGATATTAACTTCAACATCAGACCAGATTGAGTCTTCTTCTTTCTTAGTCACTGTGACTTGTGGGTCGGTGGCAACCAGCTCAGTAGACCCTTCAGCTTTAGTTACGTCTGCAAATACAGACTCAGTAACAACAGCAGTTCCGAATAGAGCGATACCCATAGCAGCAATTTTAAGTGTAGTTTGTTTTTTCATTTTAATTCTCCTTTAAATATATAGTAGTCTCGTTTATATCGGTCATTTCGATTTTCGACATAAACCAAACAAAAAAAAAGAAAAGCCGAGTAATTTACTCAGCCTTCTTAGCTTTAGAAAATAGTTCCTTCAATTTGGATTGAAGACCACTTCCATTAAATACGTCATATGCTAGTGTTGCCGCAACGACAGCAAAAGCTCCAGCCGTAATTTTAGAAAATAGTTTTTCCATATTGCTTACCTCTCTTTCTATATAGAGGACTGTACTTTTTTGCGCTTAGGCTTCTTATTTTTATACCATTGTGCACCAGGTTGGTCTTCTTCTAGAGGTGAAGCTAGTCCTAGTTCGCTAAGGACGGTATATTGGATTTGGTTACGTCTAACCGACCGATACTCCTTAGGCACAAACATACGCAAGTCCTCTTCTTTGAAATGAGATATGATAATATCCCGCTCATCATCGTATAAGACGGTGATTTTCAACATACATGGATTTTCCGCAATCCAATCGATAAATTGAGAACAGGTCATATCATAAATACGACCAGAGTTCAAGTCCCGTTTAGCTTGAGGCGAACATTTAGACATGTGTTTGGTATATGATGAGTTTGGTGACTTGCAGATTTCTTTTATATTGTAATCGAAATATCGCACAATCTTCGCAGCCAACTCGCGAGGTAGTTTAGGCGTGTATTCACCACCGCCCATTCGAGTTTTCTTATAGGTTGACAGTATCTTATACTTAACACCATATCGTTCAAAGAAATCAACTGCCTTAAACATAACTCGGTTAGAGCTCTGGATAGTTGAGTCTATTAAATATAACATCTCCCAGTCCTCCTAAACCGGCATATTCCAACCTAAGACCCCGCGGATACCTTGTTCACGCATGGTAACTAAAATACCATTTAGCTCATCAAGGTCTTTAAACGGGGTCATTAGGATATTGGAAGAGAGAGGAGGATTGTAGTAGATGATGTTGTTATCAAGTAGGGTAATACGAACATTGGTTTTAGCGTTCGTAATACTACCCATAACTTCCTGCTGGTCTTCAGGGATTACAAGGATTTCAACACGAGGTTCAAATAACTCAACATCCTTAAATCCACTGACAGTAGTAACAAACCCCATTGGCCGGGGCTCGTCTTCTACTTTGTCTTTTGAAAACCATTCTTTGATTTTCTTAAACATCTTTACTCCTTTGCATAGTTGGCGAATTTAGTTCCACCGAAAATAATATCACCATCACCAACTGCATAGACATCTTTAACAGCGTCTTTAACAAGTTTGTGATAGTAGGTCATGTCAATATCTTCGAAGCCTTTATATTGAGTAGCCAGCTCCCACTTATAACCAGAAGTACCTGTTACGGATACATTCTTGTCGACAATGGTATCAGGGAAACCATTATCAATGATTTGTTTAACTTCGTAAATATCGAGACCGAGTTCATTGGCAATCTTCTGCTTCTTAGCTTCTTCAATCTCGTAATCGCTAAGTCCAGCAATCTCACGTTGTAACATATACTTAGGTTTAATCCATCGCGATTGGATCATCTGAGCTACGTTACTTGGCTGAGTTCTAGAGATTTCACGACCTGTGACAGAAGCGTAAATTTGGGCATTCTTACCAACATATTGGTTGTCAAGATAGATAGCGGTCTTAACTTCCTTAGTAATAAAGAAGTCTTTTTCCTCTACCTCTTTCTGACTCAATAAGGTCTTGTAGACATATGGGTTTGTCTTCTTACCGAATTGTGCACCAATAGCTTCCCATTCGCCTTTCTCTTTTTCAGGCCAACCGATTTCCGCAATAACAGTCGCCCGGTTGAGTAAGGCCATACGGGAATATGTATGTTCATGTTCAAACTCGTATTTGAAATCATTAGCGCGTTTCATACAGTAATCAATAATCTTTTTATCGCCGTTGATAATCTTGATTGAGTCTGTCTTAATATGCGCCACTTGATATCCGAGTTCTTGAACTTCCTTCTTAAGCATAATCATAAACAAAGCACCACGTTTTGCGATACAGTTATCGACATTACGAGGGTCTTTGAATTTGTTAGGCCATGGCGCAGAGGTCATACCATACACGATATTGATAATAATCTTAAGCGCATGAGCAAGACCTTTGACAGAACCGCCTTCCAAATATGGACGCAGTTTGTCAGCCAGCTCAGGGTCTACCTCATCAAATGCATGAGAGGCTGCTTCGATATTACCATGTTTGATATTCATACGACACTCAACAAGCGCCGCAAATTTAGGTGTATACTCACCAAAGTAGTTCATGGCAATCAGACTGTGTGGGTGCATGGACGCAATATCCAATACGATAACGTTCTGATATACACCTGGTTCTGCATGGACATAACCGCCTTCAGACGGGTCTTCACCAAGATATTCAGACTTCTTCTTGAATTTATCAAAAGTATATCCTGGGAACTCTTCAGCAAGGTCATACCAGTTAAACTTGTCTTGAGGATTTGGGTCATCGCCGAACAAGAACTTCTCAGCTTGAGTTTGGGTCTTGACGTTAGGTGAGAGATTGTTGATTTCAGCCAAGACTTTACGTGCATTCCAAGCATCTTGCCCATCTTTGGATTTGAACAACGCTTCTTCTGATGTTACGTCATTAAGCATATATGCCGCACAACGACCCCATGCATGCTCTGGCAAAGGCTTAGTCCAGTCATACTCAAACTCGTCATGACGGAGCCCTAGTTTAATTTGCCATTTCTTCAATGACATTTTAGTATCCAGGAACTCGTAAATATCGGCATAAGAGATATCGTTAGCCGCCCAGATTTTAGCACGCTTATCTCTCTTTTCGATAATGCCTTGAGAACGCTTGTAGCATTCCATTTCATCATCGCCTTGCATACGGCCATACGCAATATGGTTATCATAACCTAAGTTGTTGAACCCAACCATAGGATATGTATCAAATAAATGACGTACGCGAGTAGGTGCTGGGTTGATTTCAATACCGATTTCTTTCTCGTGAGTAGTCCACCACTCATTAACCAAGATGGTCTCAATCTCAGTTAAGCTGGTACAATCTTCGAGACCTTTGTAGATTGTTTCTGGAACTTCCAATCCGTATTTCTTCCAACCTAACATATATAGATTAGAGAATACTTCTGAGTCAAAGAATACGATATCTTCATCAGGTAAAATAAGACTTTCAGAATAAGACTCGCTCTCATCTTCAGGTACTCTATAAAAATGCATCTCAGAAACCATCTTCAAACATTGCTGTGCTTGGTTGGTTGACTTGAGTGCGAAACGTAATACTTCTTGTTGCTTATGTCGCAAATCATAAATAACACCAGCATCATATGCATCGTCTAGCACCTTTGCTATAAATGATACTTCAGGCGCCGTTGCCCCATGGTGTTCTTTGCGGAGACATGCGTCAATGAAATCAAGAAGCTTTTTCTCTGTCCACATAATGTGTTCAACATCTTTATACATTGACTTCTTCTCCTCCTTGAGTGGTAGTCCGCTTGAAATATGGGCAACTGGTAGGTCATTGGCAGATATGAGTTTTCTACGTAAGGATGACCCGCCATTAAATACCTTAATTTCAATGTCGTCAGAAATACGCGTAGCTAGCTTAGTAGGGTCGCCATCATACCAATAATGTAGATGGACGCCACCGCCAGACTTAGATACTTCTGTATAGGTTGGAGGATATGCAGACGCCAGTTCAAGGTTCTTAGCAAGGTCTTTCTCGCCGTTCTCGTTCTTAGCGTCAAAGTCAATTATAATATGTTCGGTTGGAACACGGACAAAGTGTAGTTTAGTGGGGTCGATCTCTTTTAACGTCGTTGTTACTGAGTCCCACTTCTTCAGAGGGTTTCCGTCCTTGTTAGTATACTGAGCAGGCCAGTCACGTCCTTCAAGGTCAAACCTAGATGTAACTCGACCCATAGTCAAATCAATCTTAGGCTTGTCGCTGGACTCTGGCGCTGACTTAGTTTCAGGAAATGCCTCTTCATACTTGAAACCTCTATACCAATCACGTTTACGGTTTCCTTCACCGTCTTTAGTGTCTTTGGTATAAGTTTCGAAAAATCGCTGTAAGCCTAATCGTAGACGGTTCTTATATCCGTTGATATCCCAGCCTCTGTCTTCAAGCATACCTTTATAGAGTAGCTCTACTTCAGATAAGGTTGGATCGTTCTGCATCATCAATACATTCTCACGGACAAACTCAAATATAGAGTCTCCGTATTCCAGCATTTCCACATCAATATCGTTAGCGTAATGGAATGCGCCTAAACGAGAAAATGTATCAATGGATTTCTGCGCAATACCGGCTAGCTCGAACTGGATATTATTCATCAGTTCCTTATACCTTGGGCCCGCAATTAGATGACCTGTTGGTACCGCCTTAAGCAGACGTCTGACAATACCAGAGTCTGAGTCACGGAATTGCGCACGCTGGTTTGATGCAGTGATGATGAGACCTTTAAATGTTACGGGATATGGTCTTTGATATAGCTTACGTACAAATACTTCTTCATGAGATGTAATTTTAAGCAATGGGGTATCGTTCTTAATTCGACTCAAGTCTGTATCCGAGTCAATCAACAACGGTAGCTCTTGTAGAGTTCCTGTTGCATACTCCGAACCACTTGTCAGTTGTTTCAAGTCAATACCACCAATATATTGCCCAAGCAACATCTCAATGATTTTAATTATTGTTCCTTTACCGGTTCCCGCTGGGCCATACAAGAATAAGAATTTCTCAATATTAACAATCTCTCCTGTAAATAAGGCACCTAGACACCACAAGATTTTATCAAGTTGGTCTGGTGCATATAATATAGAAGAAAGTTCGTCAAATGCAGGAGTTGGTTGAGGTGTTGGTGTATAAGGTAGTTGGAAAGTAGAATAGTCTTCCCGTGTAACGTTATGGTTTTGGAATAAGATTTTACTGTTAAATACCTGCAGAGACTCAGGTGCGTCTTCACAATACTTGACAAAATTACGCATAAGTCCTGAGCCTGCGTTTTGCATGAATTTAACAGATACTTTCTCATATCCCTTAGCTTTCAATTCGTGGAACTTATGCGAAATATATTGGTCAACAACCCGAACAACATCGTTCTTTTCCATTGACCAATTCGCACCAGTCCACATAGCATAGAAGCTACCACCTTTTACAACAATATCCTTAACGTCTCCTCCTTGGTTATCTAGATATGTGAAATCAGCGGAAATAACGGCATCGGCTTTACGATTAGGGCCAGACAATTCCTCAACTGTAATATTGAAGAAATCTGGTTTTCTGTCCGTCATATAATTCTCCTCTAATATCCTATCCAAACAACCTTCGACATATCAATCATTTTCATATTCAAGCCTGAGCGGTATGTTGGTGATTTTCTATCGTATTCAAAAACAAATACGGTGTTGTTAAGAAATGCCTCCTTGAAAGTTTTGTATTGCTCTGCAGGGATAACCTCTTTAACATAATCGTCACCAGTAAAGGAATATGTTACTTCAATATACTCCTTTTCCATACAGCACCGCCTTAGAATTCGTCGTCATCGTCGAAGCCGTTTTGTGCTTTCCATTCTTCTTCGAATGTTGAAGCGCGGCCAATGAATTCATTGTATTCTGTAAACAGGCGGATTTCGTGTCCAGTAAGTTCAGCAACACCTGAGTCTACCACACGACCGAACATACCAAGCTTCTTCATACCGTTTCCGATGTTTTGAACGTTGCGGTGCTCCATAACCTTCGAGATCACAAGGAGTTGTTGTTCAATATTTTCGCAGTCAAGGATACCAGACTCATGCATCATATATGTAATAAATGCGAGCGGAGTCCCTGCTTCAGTATCACCTACAAATTTCTGAGCGAATTCGTACAGGATTTCACCGAAGGATACTGGGAATTGTGTGGTCGAATAATATGCGTCTGGGCCGAAGAAGTCTTCACGGCGTTCGTAAACTTCCTCAAAGATGTTGTTGTCAAACGCATTGTATGGTTGTACAACTTTAGTGTCGTTCACTTCAAGCAGCTGTGAGAAGCGGTCGATAATTGCGTCTAGGTTAGATGTTGTAACAAGGATACCTAGGTTATACCGGTTGGAAGTATCGTTTGCTACAGTAGGGCCGTCATCGTAAAGCTCGCTAATCATTACGGCTTTGTACTGTTCCCAGGCCGCTACACTGTTAGGGTCTGTGTCATGTCGCATGGATTGTCCTTCATTTCCTTTCAATTCTTTAGCTGATTCAATAATGAAATACGGGATATCAGCTTCTCCTGTATTAAAGTATTCGTTTTCTTGCCAGACATTGTGGTGAACAACTTCTTCTTCGGCTGTTTGTTGAGCGCCTGCATGATAATCTTCTTCCTCACTGGGAGAGTGGATATCGGCAGCCTCTGGATTGTCTGTGAAAATGTTACGTTGTTGACGAGCACGCCTTTCTTCAAGTTCTGCGTTCTCCTGAGCGATTTGTGCTTCTGCAATAGCCCAGTTTTCGTCAATTGTACCAGATGTAAGTTGGGACAGGTTTTCTTCCATAATTTCTAGTTGGACGTCCTTATTAGCAATAATATCCTTAAGTTCGTCCTTTTCGCGTTCGGCTTCTTCTTTAATTTCAGCGATTTGCCGTTGCGCTTCTTTCACTAGTTTAAATATGAAATAACCAAGTCCGGCCATTGTAAGACCAACACCAGTATAAAGAATTACTTTTTCCTTATTCATATTATTTCCTTTCAAGAATGGCTTGGATACAACCCTTAACCATATTAAGTTCTTCTTCAGTTAATTCTACACTCATTGTTGAGTCGTAATTATCCTCAACCGCAACTGAGAATTTGTCATTGTCCTCATCATAATTAAGAACAACCTTTTCTTGACTTTGTAGTCCGATTGTGATATCACTCATAATATACCTCCTGAGGATATAGTGGAAGACCGGGAATCTCGAAGTTGTCCGGCCTAGTCCTTTACTCTCTATATCCTAAATAAGATTAAGCTTCTTCAACAGCAGGCACAACTACCACGGGCTCGTAGAGTTTTTCCCATGTGGACTTAACAGCCTCAGCGATATCTTCAGCGGAATGGTCTTCGGTAACCTTAGGCGTGTAGTTGGAATGCGCATAACCTTCATCATTCACTGTAATCCAGCGCGTTTCAAGTTGATTAGGGAGTAGCATATCCAAGGCGTTAGATGAGACCTTTTCAACAGTTGTTTCGTATTTTTCAATAGTATCTGAAAGATGCGCTTTAAGGTCATCATACTCAACACCAAGAAGGTCGTATTTGAGCTCTTCTTCCTTAAGTAGACCTTGTCCTTTACGCCAAGCAGATTTGTAGCCATAGCAATATCCACCAATAACAGCTACAGACAAGAGTCCTACGCCGATCCATACAGATTTCTTGATTTTGCGTTTAGGTTTATTTTCAACCACGATTTCAGGCTCAACTTCTTCAATCCCAGCTTCCATACCGTCAAACAAGTCGATTTGTGAAGTAACTTCTTCTTGTTCAGGAGCATACGCGCCGGTCTGGTTCTTGTAGTCCTTGTAGTTCTTAACTAAAGAATAGCCGACATATCCGAGATTGATAATCCCGAAAATGCCAGCGCCAATTTTGATAATATCAGATGTTTTCATGTTTGTTCTCCTTTTAGATAAAGTAGTCAGAAATATCACTAGCGTAGTCTACGCTTGATGTGATATCGCGGACAGGTTCAAATTCGACTACAGGTACAGGATATGCGTATCCGTTTTCATCACGCACCATAACCACATGAGTGTCAAGTGCAAATAAGTCATGGTCAGTCCAGCCAAGCTCAGAGCCAGCACGACGTTGTGGACGAGTGAGTGGGATTTTAAGTGCGTCATATACAGTGGTTAAAGTCAGGAAGCCTTGACGACGAAGTTTTTCAGACAAAGCGTTGTCGATAGATGCGATAAACATTTGATTGTAGTTCAAGTCATCTTTAGCAAACTCTGCGGATTTGTTGAATAGTGTATATTCCATCCATTGGCATTCGTCAGCAGCCACGGTTGTAACCTTCTTAGGATTTTCCTTACCTTCTTCTTCAGGGCCAGCTAAAGTTTCTTGGCGCTCACCGATAAATTGTGCATTAGGGTCATCAGGATATTGTTCCCGAATTTGCTTACGCAGACGGTGGTTAGCCTGAGTAGCAGTTGCAAGGGCAGAAGCAAGCAATGCGTTACGTCCAGTCAGGACATGGTATGAGCGAAGGATAGCAGCAGTAGATAAAGCACCAGCGGTAATAGCAGGGGCAAGGGCTTTGGTTGTGCGTAGGATTGTATCACCAATTGGTACAGGCATATCATTTTCACGCAGGTATTCAACATCTTCAACAATTGTGTTGATTTTGTCTTTCGCCTTATATGCAAGGACAGCAGTAACACCGAAACCAACAAGTCCGGCAGCGACCATAATAAGAGGTTCTTTCTTCTTGTAATTAAACGCAAGAACTTCCATGTTTTCCTTAAATGTTTCCAAATTCCATTTAGCCATAATTTAAAATACTCCTTTTTATTTAAATAACTTATCCATAATCCAGCATGCAACACTGAATAAACCAATAACAAATGCAAACTTAATAATAATGTATGCGATAAACCCAAGCAGGGCAAAGAATAAAATAGTTAAAATAAGACTTAACATATTAGTCCTCCTTAGCCACCTTTTCAGTAGCTTCCAGAGCTTTATCCAAAGCTTTCTTTCCGTTTTCAACCATAAATGGCACTACACCAAAAGCAACGATTTTAACAGCATTAAGTAAAAATTTCTTGTTCATTGTGATTTCTCCTTTTCTTAAATAACTTCTACAGGCGGCAAAGCAAGTGTGTATTTACCGCGGACAGGAATGATACGGACACTATTGAGGTTTCTCCAACCATATGAGTTGTCCGTATAGTTTGTGCTAGGCTGACCTGCATAATCATAGTAGTCAGCAAGACGGGCATAGCCATAGTTCATAATATCACTATTAAGGCTATCCAAAACAACCTTAGCGTCATTGTGAGTGAATAGATAGATTTCCTTAACCCGTCCAGGATTATTTACAGGTTGTGGTTCAATAACGCTTGTTGGATGATATGCGCTTGAGTAGTTTGTGTAGGTACGACTACCTTGAATGCCACTACTACGCATAGGGTTATTCCAACCAGGTGAATTATTATATCGACCACGGTCTTCCCCATAAGCAGCCATATTCACACCTGTTGTGATTGAGTTCACGACTGTATCTTTAATCGCAGGCACAATAACCTCACGACCAAGATACCCAAAAATAGCACGTACACCATTAGGCCCAATAAGACCTTTAACCAATCGAGTCATCAGGCTTGGCTTGAGTGGTTCGGTAGAAGAGCTAACAAGAGCTTTCTTCGGTTGGCGTTGAGCCACATCAACTTTTCCATCGTTGGGCGTAGCTTCTTGAGGCTTAGCAACATTCGTAGCTTGAATGTCGTTGTAGTTAGTTTCGGTCATATGTTCTCCTTTTCAAAAAAAAAATGAAAGTAGACTTTCCTTGTTTCCTGCTGGAATCAAACCAGCGCCTTGCAATTACTCATGTGCTCTCATCGTACACCAAGTACTCCAAGGGGTCTCCTTTCTATATAGTGCATGGTAAAAATTTTAAAGAATATAGGCAGAGATAAAAATAGCTTGCATCCCATCTTCGTATTCAGAAAGAACCGTTTTGTGGCTCTTGACTTTAAGCGCCATACCTTCAATAGAAACGCGGTTGTCTGTAGTACCAAAATTTAATACCAAATCAGTAGCAGCTTGGTGATCGATTGGATCAATGAGAATAGACCAATGCGTGTCATCAATGTTTTTCAATTCGTATGGGTATTTATCCAAATATGTTTTCTTCATCAAGTTCTCCTTCAAAAAAAAAAGAAAGAAGTGTAGATTACTCTACAACTTCCGTCTCTTCAACAACTTCAGGAGTATTTTCATACTCTTCAAGTTCAGCAATTTCATAGTCGCCGTCAATTACATCGGCATCGAATTCTGCGGGCATCCCAGCATCGTATGCTTTCTTGCCAAGGAATCCGATAAGGGCAGCTCCTGCAATAGCTCCACCAATTTTCCATTTGTTAGATTTGACCCAATTCCAAGCTTGTTTAGCTTTTCCTTGTTTCTCTTCAACAACTGGTTGTTGGTCAACCATCGCAAGAAGTTTAGCCTTCTCTTCATCTGACAAGTTTTCAAATACGCTACCGGCAACAGCCTCTGCATTTTCAATAACTTCAGTAGTTTCTGCTTCTTTCAATTGTTTTACTTTTGACATATTAATGTCCTCCTTTTTATTTGTTCTATATAGTGATGTGTAAAATTTTTATTTAAACTCAAATGTAATAATCCAGCGTTTATACATGTCGTTATAATAATAACGAGGTCGTTTGATTTTAGCTGCAATCTTAGGATCTTTCAAATATAGCTGGAATAGATATTCAGCAATGTCTTCCATGATGTCCAAATCATCTTCGATATGGTCGTTGGCGCTTATAGGTTTGACATTAAGAAAAATACCATTATCGTCTTGTTTGTTATAGGAAATGCTTGTGTGATATAAAGCATTAACCAGGATTATATTGTTGGGAAATAATAGGATTTCATTATTCATGTTTAGCTCCTCCTTTTTCAATATATAAGATGTCGCCGGTAACCATATTACCAAATAAGAAATTCTTTTCGAGGTTAGATGTCTTGGCGTAAACAACATCGCCCTCCTCGATAGAATAATCTTCTCCGCCGTCTTTCTTGGTAAGTGCGGCATATACAGGGTCTCCTGCTCCTTTGAGGGTCACCTTACCAAAGTAGCCGTATTCATCTTTACTTTTATCATAGGCAGACATATCAACCGATACAACTTCCCAGCGGGTAACCTTATACCAGTCTTCTGCTTTCTTGAAGTCTTTAGCGTCTTCCAGGGTTACAATATCGGCATGCGGTGGGTGTGGGGTGAAATACCAGATACCGCAGCCTATAGCCCCAATCATAGCAATAGCAGCAACAATCAACAATAGTTTATTTTGGTTTTTAATGTTAAATTTCATGTTCATATCCTCCTTCGATAATGAATTCATCTAGAATTTTGTTTGCATTTTTGATTGATTCTTCAATATAGTATTTATGGTCTACACCAAGCTGAGCAAAATTATGCCCGCAATAGACGTTTCCGCCATATTCCTCCGTACACCATTCAACCCATTCTTCTGCTGTCTCCATCATATATTGGGTTAGATATAATTGGACAACGGCTTCAGTTGTAATGAAATGTATAAAGGATTGGTCGCTCATCTTTTTAAGGCGTAGTTCGCGGTTCTTGGCTTGAGCGATACGTGCTGTACTTTCCGACATTAGACCCCTCCTCTAGCTTGATGTAAAATCCGAATTATGTTGTAATAACATTCGCGAAAATACTCCATTTTATACACAATAATATCCCATGTATCATGGTTATTAACTCGGGGCATATCTGTTTTCACCATGTCTATACAATTCTCAAAGTCAGCATCGGTTGGCGACAAATCAAAGTCCGTAATCTTAGTGCGAATACGAGACGTAATCTTATCAATGCCATCCTGCCCAACATTGGTTATTGTTCGAACTTTGAAATAAGCGAAATATAACCCTCGGATATCGCTCTCATACTTCTTGATAAGGTCTGAAGTATAGTAGTTTTGGATAATAACCATAGTTGAAATGAATATGACCTTGAACATCTCAAAATCATAATCATTACATTCAAGATGATTATCCGCCATAATCCCAAAGATATAAGGATAAAACAGCTTTCTAAAACCTACATCATACTCCATTAGGCTGTAAATTGTTGGGTGCTCTGTCTTATCAACGTACTCCATAAACATTACTCCTTTTATATTATACCCAAAAAAAAGAAAGAAGTGTACATTAGTACAGCTTCTTAATGAAATTCTTTGCGCTAGACGTGAATAAGCCATCTTCGGCTTCATAGTCTCTGATGATCAAAATACCAGCAAGACTAGCAAAAGCCCCGCCAATAGTAGTGATAATAGCCGCCTTAACCTGTGGTTCGAGTTTCTTTTCTTTACCTTGCATATGGCGGACTTTAATATCCGTCAATGTTTTGGTAAGAAAATCAATATCGTCCAAGATTTTGACTTCTTCCTCACTACCCGTTGGCACTTCAGCCAGTTGGGTATTCAGTTCATCGAGTTTAGCCTCGATAGTTTCTTCAATTTTAGCAACGTGTTTTTTCTTAAAAAGTTTCATAACGTTTCCTTCCTTTCTATATAGACAGTTGTAAAAAATTAAAAGAGTATTGCATTAATACTCTTTCTTCAATTTAGTTAAGACGTGTCTAATAATTTGCAGCCTTTCGTTTTGGCGTTTTGCATCACCCTCCAAATATCCATTCTTAATAAGCTTATCAACGTAAGCTTCCTCAAGAACGGCATAAGCAGCCAATGCTCTAAAACCAATAAAACGTAATACTTTCCTCATATTATTTTACCTCTCTTTCTATTAGGAGGGTTGTAAATATTTATTCTTCCCTTTCGCCGTCATCCGGCAGGTCTTTTGGATCCCAGTAAATAATCAATCCAATGCGAGGAGGGATGTGACCAAAACCCAACCCAAAATGAGGACGAACGGTATATCCAAGGTCTTCAAGTTTAAACTGAATTTCATCAAGAATAAACTGCAGCGAGTCTTTCCATTCTTCATCTGGGATATTAACATACTCCCTAATTGTTTTTGCTAGCATTCTAATATTGGTTGCGCCAAGTTCAATATTCTCTAGCTGGTTATTTAACTTTTCGTATACTGCGGTTAAATCGATACCCGACCTTACAGCGCTCCGTTTTTGTACGATTAGTTCTCTAATTTCCGCTGCTGTTTTGAGTTTTGTCATTTGTTTCATCCTCCGTTTTTCCTAAAGTAAGTTTGAGATTTTCGTATTTTTCTTTCAAATCGAGATATTCATCATAGTAGTAAGTAGCAACGTCATCTCGAAATTCCCATCGCTTCTTATACATGTCACGTTCCTCAGTTAGAGCCTTAACCTCTTTCTGATGCTTTTCTTCCAGCTCATTAATTTTGTTAGCTGTATTAATCTCGATTAAAGTAATACAGATCGTAACAAAAATCAGGGCCGAGACAATAACCGTCGTCAGTTCTTTCCATCTTGTCGACATAAATAATCCTTTCTTAAAAAAAAAAATAGGAGACCTTTGTAGTCTCCATTAGAAAAATAGGTCTAAAATCCATAGACCCAATAAGAATTGCCACCAAGTCATATCCTTGTCTTCATTCTTCTTGTTCATCTTATTTACCTCTCTTTCTATATAGACAGTTGTAAAATCTTTTACCAAGACATTGTTAGATAATAACCTTCAAGATCTAACTTTACGTCATATCCCAGACCTCTTAAATAATTAATATATAAATCATAATCAACATTTAACTCGTGAAATACACCTAAAGATAAATAAAGACCACCCTTCTCGCATTTTTCAGGATCGGTATATACTTGAAGAAGTAATCTATTTATATACTCAGTAAGTTCTTCTGTACCCTTTGGGCAGGTATTATTTCTTAAACTCTTTAGGGAAGCCGCCGTAGGTAAAACTCGATTCTCCATATTTGTACTCCTTTCAAAAAAAAAAGAAATGAGCGTATTAAACGCTCACCTTGATCCATGTAGTGTCTTCGTCGCTGTATAGTTCAGTACGATAACCAGCCTCTAATAATGCTCCATATACAAGATCTAAATTACCAGCCAATGCTCGGAAATCAATTCCATTAAGACCAAAGTTCACGATTGTGATATTCGTGATTTCAATATCAAATTCACCTTCCAAGTATTTGTCTGCAATATAGTCATGGATATGTTCCACGATTATGTTCAGGTTATCGCGAACTGTGTTGCGATCTTCCAATTTTAGCATAGACAATTTGTTCATAATAAGTTACCTCATTTCTTTATTCTATATAGAGATATGTAAAAAGTTGAAAAAAAAAAAAGAAAACCGAAGTTTTCATTTTAGCGTCCAAATAGGGCTAGAATGAATGCTCCGATCCCTCGTAGAATGCTAGTGAATCCATAAGACAAGATCCATAGTACCACCAATACTGTAATAAAGTATACCATTTTAATTCCTCCATTTATTTTCATTAGTATTCTATATAGTGAGTGGTAAATTTTTTAAAAGAAAAAAAAGAAAGGGTTGTAATAACCCTCTAAATATAAACATATCGTAATACTCTAAAGTATTTCCGAAATATCGCAGTCATCAAGGTGTCTAATTCCTTAATAGCCTGTCGTTCTTTAAACCCTTTAAAGATACCGTCTGTTTTTCTCCATTTATCAACAACAATAGTAAGTCTACATAACAAGACCTCAAACTCTCGTTCTAAGTTCATATCATGTACAAAATCACCATTCTTCCAATATCTGAATAGTTCAAGACAGCTATCTTTAAAAAGTAAAGCATAAACGATCTTCTGGAATTATCCTTTGCTACAACCATAATCGAAATAAAACTTTATGATATTGTTCGTTACTTTATTAACTTCCATAGTTATTTACCTCTCTTTCTATATAGAGGGCTGTAAAAAAAAGAGGAGATCTGTAAATCTCCAGTTTATTTTGGTTCTACTGCTATATATGATTCTGCATATGTTCCGTCCTCGTCTACAGTAACGGTATGCTCATAATCCCATTCCCCATCATGTTTGACATCAATGACAACTTTTTGTCCTGGTTTCAAACCTGGGTATTTAGAATGTAAGCTATCGTCTTTGCATCCAGTAAGTACAAATACAGCCAATACAGCAATAACAATCATAATAATCTTTTTCATTTTTAATTATCTCTTTTATATATTCCATATAGCAGTATGTAAATATTTGAAAAAAAAATGAGCGTTGTAGATTTTACCCACACAACGCCCTTACGATCATTCGCGAAGCTTTTCACCATACCACTCTCCAAATATGTCACCCATAGCAATCCAGGCTTCTACGCCATTAAAGCGTATTTTAGCCCAATGCCAGTCACATTGAGTTATAGTATCCAGAACTTCATACTTCTGATCAATCGTACAGACACCAAGAGTCTCGGCTACTCGAGTTGGTTCTTTACGGACTACGATAGACATGCGTGGAACGAAGAACCTAGGTTCCCAGTAGATATCCTCATATTCTTTAATCTTCTTCTTAAGAGTCTCCAGAGCTTGACGCATACCGCCAGCTCCAGTCCAAGGTTGTAGAACACCAAAGATACGGATAAATACAGGAACCGCTACGTTCCAATCGTAATGCTTCAAATCTCGCCCATGTGTCTCTTTGAATATCTGCTTCAAGTATTTAAGGTCTTCGGGGTGACCGATATAAGCGACTTCATTCTCATCACCGTTATAGTAATAGATTTTGTCCTTATGCCAGCCTTGAAGATAATCAAGTTTTGGGTCACCGCCCTCAATCCTAAATGTAAAATGGATAGCCATTAAGTAGCATTCTCCAGTTGTTTGATAATCTTGTCAAGAGTAGCCTTGAGGTTATTATCAGATGTTGTTGGTCTAAGTGCTCCAAAGATACGAATATAAACAGGCACTGCATTATTCCACTGATAGTCCTTCAAGTCTCTGCCTGTTGTATCCTTGTAGATAGACCTTAAATATTTCAATTCTTCGGTGTTGTGAACTGGTTGAATTTCATTGACAGCACCATTGTAATAATACACGGTACCGGCACTCCAGTTCGGGTCACCTTTGATTTCAAATGTAAAGTCCATTGTCTCTCCGTTCGGTTGAGGGGCTTCGGGCGCTGGGCCACCGGCACCAACATCACCATCGATACCATCAGAATAAGGAGGATATGTGAAACCAATAATAGTCTCAGCACCGCCACCTAATGTCCTGGTACGATAACGTGCAGGGCCGCCGCCTAGTCCACCATCTACGTTCTGCTCAATAGTTTGGAATCGTCCTGCGCCATCCGGGTTGGATATAACAAGTCCTGTATGCCCATAACCATGATAGGATACTCGCATACAGAATATAGCACCGGCACGAGGGGCGGTAGCACCAGTGGTAAGCCATCCATTCCCTCTACCAGCATTAAGCATATCTATACCGTTACCACGCATCGACCGCCCAAAGAATTTCTGGGCAATCATATTAGGTAAGTCAACGCATTGAGCACCAAAGGCGCCGTCTGCATCAACTCCAATTCCTCTATCGGCAATACTTCTAGCCCAGTTAATTACTTCAGCTTTGGTCGCCATTATAGTCTCCGTTGTATAGAATTCCTTCTCGGTCAGACATTATAACTTTTGAAGCAAGTTTCGCATCGAGTTCTCTAATATAGGTATTACCTCGAAGCTTCTGATAATCAGCGATAATATGTCGGGTCATAATATATTTTTCGTTATATGTGAATTCCGTAGAATTATATATAGCGAGATATTCTGAACGTAACATAGATCGCTTAATCGAATTCAACTTATCGTTCTGCTCATCGATATAACGTTGCTGACGTGCGACATCTTCTTCCTTTTCTTTTTTGCCCTTCTCAATATACAGATTAATACTTCTAGTCAGTAAACTAATCAGGGCAATAATAAAAAGAGAAAGGCCTGTTAAGACCTTCTCATCCATCAATAATCTCTGCATTATCTATGTACGCTTCCTAAGTGTATGATTTATTCTTTTTCCTTTGGTGTGTCGTAACCCAAAGCTTGAACTGAGTCACCGATACCTTTAGTAGTAGGGTCAGTCACAACACCAAGAATAACCAAGATAAGCACGAATGTATTCACACCATCTTTGATGTTAGTAGGGATTGTAAGTCCGAATTGTTGAAGCATCAAGAATACTGCTGAGATAAGAGCAATAAGAGTAGCGCGGTTTTGAAGACGAAGTTTAAGATTAAGTTTCATAAGATAAATACCTCTTTTTCTTTATTTTGAATTTTTAGTGATTAGCGCGAGGGTTAGGCCAAGGCCATGCTACCCCAACGCCGTTCCGTTCGTTAGAACCATTCTTGTAGAATGTTTGGATTGTATCAGCGGCTGCATATGTGTGTTCACGAATAAACTGAACCAATACACGGTTGCCTGTACCAAAGGAGTTGTTGATGGTAGGGTCTTCAATAGCAACGACATCGTTAGCTTTATAGGTCTTACCTACAACAGCGTCTGGTACAAGCTTAAGCAATGCGCCATACAATACAGGGTCGATTGGGTCATCGCCAGTATAGTCCTTAGTAACGGCGTAAATAGTAAACACGTCAATAAGGGCTTGTAAGCGGTCAACCTTTTCGTCAGTCTCTTTGATTTTACGGTCTGTAAAGTTCTCAGAGAATAAGATAGCCAGCGCATCATCAAACAACTCATCGTTGGATTTATCGATTGATGTTGGTGGCAAGTTGATTGGGTGGAAAGCGCCTTCAGCATTACCCAATACAACACGAGTTGCTAAGGGTTTGTTATCAGCACTATATGTGAGTGATTTTGATTGAAATTCTAATTTCATTCTATCTCCTTATTTGAGCATTAGCTCCGCCAGTTGCAGGTTGTGTAGACTCTGCAATCCAGCTAGCATGACCACGATACACACGGTTACCACCAGAGGTAGACTCCGTATGAGCGATAGTCCCATCAGCGTTAAATGACCAGAGGGCAGGGTTTATGATAGTCGAGCCAGAGTTACGATATAAGACAACTTGGGTGTTTACCATAGGTTTAAACCCGTTTGGTATACGTTCTCCAAGCTTGGAATTCTCAACATTTACGTTTGGATTAGCGATAGCAAAAACATCAACAGTAACAATACGACCACGCTTCTGGAAAGTAGCCTTAATATTCCAACCAATTGGAACGTCAGTCAGAGTATATATTGGCGTATTGTCATTGTCAATACTAAACCATGGCGTCCACTTATTTACCCCAATCTTCTGACGGTAACCAATATAAGCACCGCCAAAGGTGAAGAGCTCCTGGACGATATAGTTTGAGTTATTACCCATCACCCTTAAGTAAATAAGAGAGTCGATGCCAGGTGGAACGTTTTTAGCATTACGAGCACGGTAGAAACCAGCAAGATATACGTTATTGATATCATGATTATCTGGAAGCCAAGTTCCAAATCCATCATCACCAGTTAAAGCATGTGTAGATAACTTCTTGTTATTCACGAATACATCACCCGCGATATCTAAAGCACCACGCTCCCGAACCTTGTTTATGCCGACACCAAAGGGGTCGTCAGTCCTATGTACCTTGATTGTACCGACAACTAAGCTCTGATCTGCCTTATTTCCAAAGGCGTCCTCATAAGCGATATAAACGGAAAACGAGTTACCGGTAGAATAATCAGCGGTTAAGTCGACTATCGCATCGGCGTCATTTATACCAAATATACTTACGAGATTACCCGAGGTATCGTTGACCGCAGTATTAGTCGTAGTATTCTTTACAGTAACTGTACGTCTGCCAGCATTGACGTTTCGGTTCTGGTCATCGAATAACGGGAAGGTTCGGCCGTTGAGGTAAAGTCTTAACTTCTTCTCATCATCATTACGGCGGTCAACACGAGCACTACAAACTGGAGGAGAGTAGTTGTCGATTTGGATAACCTTCTCAAAGGCTGCTGATGTCAAACCACGAGAGTCTCGGATTGTGACATTTAGGACGTGTTTGCCACTTGTATTGATGTTGTTGAGAATAACGTTTTTACCGACGACCTCTCTTAGAACCTTAGCGTCCTGCATAAGTCGAACCGTCATACCATCATCAGGTATTGTCGCACCATACTTGGTTTCGAACTCGCCTAGCGATACCTGTATCTCAGATAAAATACGAACATATTTTAAGTTCTTGAGTAACTCTTTACACTTAGCGTGTTGCTCCTCTGTATTAATGCCTTTTATAACAGGCTTCTCGGTATCCGGTATTCTAAGTCTGATTTGTGAAGCAGATCGCCCCGTTTCGATGGTTGTCCCATTACGATACGTGATTAGCGTAAGCGTTCCTACACCCTCATTAGCCTCTTTAAACTGATTAGCCAGATCCAAAGGAGGTGTCCATGTCGCAGTGTCTCTCATCGGGTCGATTATCTTTGTATCGACGTCACCGAAGCGCAACCATACAGTGTTATACATCTGGTCCGATTTACGTCTTGCGGTGAAAGTAATCGGCTGTCCGAGAACCCCACGATAGTCACCCATTGGTTCCGAAGCACGAGGGATATCAGGCAAAGGATGCGATCTAACGCCTGTATCTATCGGTGAAGCAAATCCCGCATAAGAATTATCGCAGGATAACTTCACCCGAACATAAGCATTTTGCTTACCGTCAGGATTGTGACGGGCTTTGAAATCATAGGTACCTAGATAAACTTCACTGTTATATCCTGGAGTACCAACATGCTTAACCGCGGCCTGACGATCTCCACCATTCCAGGCTTCAACCGTTACATTACCGTCAAATGTCCATAAACCTATTTTAAGCCAGACATCAATACGGACGGTAGATGAGTTGTCAGCTTGGTTTACACCAATATGATACGAGTCAATACGAACACCATATCCCTTGTCGCCCCAGCTTGTCCAAGTTGCCATCTATACTATCCTACCCTTCTATATATTTAGTAATATTCCGTGTAGGATCAGACGGATCCTGGAATGTAATAAACCGACCAATTTGAAGACTTAAGGTGAAAGCACCTGAGTCAATGTTGAGCCGTCCTTGAGCGATTGAGGCGATCTCTTTACCAGCGGACATAAATGAAATACGGTTAGGCGTAAATATCAGCCGTTCGCTATTATCCTGCTTACCAATAGAGAGACCTTCCTCACTCTCGACTACTTGAGTTGTGATGAACTCACGAATATAGGCATACTCACCAAACTGCTTAGATACCTCAGACCTTAAACGAGCAGACATTACACGCAAGGACTCCTCGGCCGCTTTTCGACCAGCTTCATCCGTATCACGAATACGCTTAATTAAGTCCGCCCAGTCTGTAGATACCTTTCTCATGATATCGTCATTTAAAGCCTTTAACGCTTCATCCTGGGCTTCTTTAAGAAGACGTTGCTGTTCTAATACAGAGTCCGAGTTAGCCTTACGTCCCAGTTCGATAGTAGTCTCAACAGGACTTGGTTCATACGGTGTAGCATGGTCGCCTTCTTCAAGCTTAAATCCGCACACCTGAACCTCAAATAACTCAGTGTTGGTCGCAAGTACTGTAAAGTAAATACGAGCGGCCTTAGGGTCGTTATCACCCATCTTAGTTGGATCAAATTCAAAGGTCTTAGATAACTGTACCCATTCGTTGGATACAATATAATCTGTTAAGAAATCTCCGAATATAGACCAGTCCTTAAGCATTGGGTAAATATACATCTTAGCAGTTGACGCACCGCCAATCTTCCTCGCATAGCAAGAAATGGTGTACTTAGTTCCGGGTTTGAGTTCTACGCCTTTATAGTCTCCACCATACCAACATACACCAATATTCTTACCTGAGGAACCGGCTTTGTTTTTAAACCGGACACCAGTAGAAACAGAAGCAACTGGCGGGTCTTGGATTTGAGTATATCCGAATTCAAATAACGCATGGTTTTCTGAATGCGAATAATATCGGTCTTGATTTGCATAGTTCTTAGATACAGACATAGCGTTTGTGTCTAAGAGCAAGTTTTCACCGACTTGGCCATCACGCCCTGGTTTCCCATCTTCTACGTCGGTGATCGTGATCTGACCACTAGATACAACAACCATTTGTTTCCTTTCTATTTCGTCTCAATGGCTACAGAAAATGTAGCACGGTTTAAAACATCAGCGTTGGTTAAATTAAAACCTTTCATTCTAGCCTGAGGTTTCTTAGCCCATTCTTCATCGGCCACGCCATTAGCTAAAATCTTAGTCCACTTGTAAGCGAAGCCTTCTCCCTCAGTATCAATCTCCTCATCATTACGATATAGTTTTGCCGTAATACGAGTGTCGATAATACCGTTCTTAAACGTATCACCATTACTAGAATGGACGACAGTTAGGATTGGAGAAATACCGTCACTTACAGTTGAGAATGTGATATCCTGGAACTCAACCACTTCGCCCCGAACTAGAGCCTGAACTGTAATAAGTGCACGACCACTAGTTCCGATATTAGCCTTAGATACAGTGAACTTATCTCCTCTGCCTGCCACTTGACCGTCGATGTAGTACACATATTCAGCTTCAGTAAACTCGCTAGAGCCCTTGTATAAGGTAGGAATAACGTCACAAGTATCAGAGACTTCACGGAACATGGTGGGGCCTGTCACTTTTACATTCATTTTGAAAGGTTGAGCATCGGCCACCATCTGAGCCATCGCCTTGCTAAGAACTGAACTATTGCTAGGCCTAGTAGCGATAACATTAGACAAGATAATCTTAGTTTTAAGAGGGTCTGTTGAGCAACGCACCATCTCAGTAACGCGAGCTCTAATCAGAAGACCTCCAGCAAAATGCTCGTCAGTTAAGAAGATAATATCGCCAATACGGATATCATTACGTTGCAGAACTACTGCTGAGTTTAACTCAATCTCCCATGTTGTAACGGGATACATGTAGTTCTTAAGCATCTTAACCGCATAAGCCCAGGCTTGTTTGTAATCCGTGAATTCGGTCTTTACATCACGCACGATCCAGTTATCACAGTTCTCACGTTTGTTTAGTGAGGGATATAACCTAGCAGATATAGGGGCATAAATGGTTGTAGCGTTACGAGTACAGTAAATCTCATTATGTACACCATCAGCCGCCTTAATCTCTCTAGCCTTGGGTTGTTTGATGTAGTTACCGTCTTTGTCACGGATACGGATCGCGGAGAAGAGGTTTGTTTTATCCTCTTTCTTCACTACCGATACAATATCCCGACCCATCTCAAGGCGGATATCAGTACGAACTCGACCTAGACCATCTTCACGGTCATCTGCGAGAGCACGGGATTTATATACATTGAGTTCATACTTGTCAATTTGCCCACCCTGATTAAGGTAGGTTCGAATATCCATCTCACAGTCAAAAGCTTCAACTAACTTGATAATACGGGCTAGACAAGTGTCATCATCAGACTCAAACTTAAGAGTAAGCTTGGTGTCGCGAACATCGCAACGACCCAAGTCAATCTTAGTAAATCTGAACAGACCCATAATATCAGCATACTCTAAAAATGTATGAGCTTCTTTTGCTTCATATGCTCGAACCTTCTCGTTTAGTAGTTCAAGGTTTGCTGAGTTACATTCAAACTCAATAGTAGTATTGGTTTCTTTACGGTTTATAACACTGAATACATAATCTCGCCCATCGTCTTGGAATGAGATATAGCAATCAGAGGTCATCTGCTCAACTCTAGAGTTAAGTTTACCATTAAGATACTTATCAACCTTAAAGTTAAAAGTTGAAGAGCCTTTACCGCAGTATTCATGGAACTCTTCGTCGTAATACTTAAGAGAACCAGGTACATCATTGTTTATATGATCGATGACGTTCATAGCGTTGTCATGAACTGTCAACTGCCATGCAGGTTTTGCAATCATTTTGAAGTTTTGGCCCTCCTTTCTTACAACCAGGCTTCATCCCATTCTATAGTAACATCAGGTGCTTGTTCGCAGAAGTCAGATGAATGAACCTCTAGCTTAGACTCACCTGGAGGGATTGAGAAGTATCGCGAACCGTTTATAAGGTCTCCAGCAGCAGATACACCAACCTTAGATGATGATGGGTTAGCCACAAACGATACCTTACCTTGTTCCATATCTACTACAACCTCACTACCTTTAGCATACTTGTTAGGAACTAAGTCATAGCGCTCAGCATTATTCTTAACGAAGCGAATGGATTGAATACATAGAGTATCTAGTGAACCTACACCATCTCTTTCGCCTTTATAACGTCCCGCCATAACCCAAATCTTAGTGCAAGTTAGGTATTCTTTAGATGGGTCGTTGAGTGTTTTAGGGATACCATTATAAGAAAAGGTCAGTTTAGGGCCTTCCTTGATAATATAAGCGTCACCTGTACGACTGTTAAAGGCTACATTTGGTCTAGGCGTTCCGGGTTCATTGTTATTAGAACCAAAGCTATTCATCTCACGTTGATAAGTAGCACCTGAGTGGATATCGCCCAGTGAGAATGACTGCCATGTAATTTCACCTGAGGTGTCTGGCTTCTCAATAGTATAAGCACAAATAACACGGTTGTCGTCTGTAACGAACATAATTGAGAGCGCACCTGATTGACCGAACTTGGAAGCCCAGACTTTCATGTTGAAATCGCAACGCCAGTCTTTAGCGCCCTTTACGCCAGTCTTATCGTTAGGGAGAACGTATTCGTAAATACCACAGCCCCAATCACGACCAACACCCTTACTACCTTGTCCGTTCCAATGGAGACCAGGTGCAGGATATGCCGCACCACCAAGACCTTTCTCACGCCAACCTAATTTCAATCCGCCAATTTCTCCGTGAGAGGCAAAGGGCAGAGGTGAAATATTCTGGTATCGGCTAGAGACTTCTGTAAACTTAGCCCATTCAGCCTTATCTTCGGGTTTAATATCTATTAAAGTATGTGATTGGTTAAACTGACCTGAGGCAACCCGAGTACCTGCAACATCAGCTAGACTTGTACCGATTTCCATCATACCATTCTGGTTTACAAGCCCAATCCAACCGTTATCCGAATTGTTATGAACCCTAATCTTAGGGTACGCCGGAGCAGACCCTGTATTGTTTAGAGTTATTTTGACAGTTTTCCCTTCTTTAGTGAGAGTTCCAATGTCGGCGCTTCTTGTTGACTCGTTGAGTACCTTAGTAACTTCTGAATGAAGCAGTCCATCTGGTACGTCAAACGCAATTGAGACAGTAACTTTACTAGACTTGATATCTTCTGAGAATTTAGTAACCCCAGTAGCTACCGCCATGTAATACTTACCATCTTGGTCATCAAACTGTAACTTCTTAGGCCCATTAGGACAGTCTAGCACTCTGGCCAACTTCGTTCTAAGGGCTAAGAAATCAACAGGCCCGCCATGTAGAACAGCCTCTACGTTGATAGGATATGTTGCTCTATGGGCTGAGACCCAAGTCTTACCAAAACGACCGACGCCGGCAGAATACGAGTGTTCTAAACCGGCACCAGCGTTACGTTCAACTTTAGTTACAGCATCAAAGAGTTTACCGATATCAACAGCTTCGGCTCCCTCACCAAAGATTATGGAGAAATAGTTCTCATCTCTCATATCGTTGGTAATACTCCATCTAACATGTTTAGTCGATCGTTATAGGAACGTTGAGCGTCAGCCATACCTGGGGCAAGAGCCCGATTAACGAGGTCTTTATCCATAAATACAGGACTGACACGGTCTTGAGCCAGAAGCTCGTTTCCAACAGTTCCAACTTCTGCAAGAGTCTCAAGCTTACGATCAAGAGCATTAAGACCTTTAACTACTTCATCAATAGAATATCTATTGCTTGCTTGTGCCCTTGTAGCAGGGTTAAGTGAGGAGTAATTTACTCCACTTGAGAGGTTAAGTGAACCGAAACCATTCCAGTTATATCCATCGAGATTTGTTGTATCGAGGACAGGAGTAATAGTCGGATTCATATCCATATTCTCATCCAGATATCCGGTCATAGTCTCCATAGAAGACTGAACGAATTCATTGACCTTATCCATGTTTGAAGAAATAGCTTCCATAGATTTAGTAGAACCTAAACCTCCAGCAAATTCCTTAACAATGGCAAGACCTGAACGGAATACACCACGCCATCCGTCACCAGAGAAGACCCCTTCTTTGGCTGGAGATTGTGGTTGGTGATGTTTGACCTTGGAGTTGACCTTAGCCATAGCATCATCAACTGCCTTAAGGGCCGCTTGAGAAGCAAGACCTCCAGCAAAGGCCTTAGTAATAGCCTCACCAGAGTTAGCCGCAGTACCAGTACCTTTAAGACCGTCTTGTGCAGACTTATTAACTTCTCCTGCTGCCTTAGATGCTTTACTCTTATTTGAGTCAGACTTGAGATTATTGGCATATGAATCAATGGACTTATCTGCAGGGTCTTTACCATCAAACTTCATAGCTTTTTGGGTACTATCTGCAACAGTTTTCGCAGATGACTCGGCCGTTGTCTTACCGTTACCAATGGTATTACTGTAGTTAGTCATACCAGTACCAGCAAGATTGATACCAGGAGCAAAGTTACCTAAGGTGGTATTAAGATTTTGTTGGGTTGTGGTAGCTTTCGCATTTACATCGCCTGACATCTTATCCATGCTTGCACCAACCTTAGCATTAGCGTCATCGACAGCCGCGGCAGCCTTATCGCCCATACCTTCAATCGGTTTAGCATACTCGTCCATGTTCTCTTGAGAGATACCTGCAAAGTCTCCAGATGCTAGTTTATCCAACATCTCTTGATTGATATCCCCTGCTTTAACACCAGCCAAAGCTTTGGAGATATCTAGCTGATCGCCCATTTGTTCGTTGAGTTTGGTGAATGCCTGCGTGATAAGACCGCTATCAAAGCCTTGACCATTACCAGAAAGACCTTCTTCAACAGCCTTCTTAACTTGGTCGCCGCTTTCCTTAGCTTTTTCCTTGGCGGTAAGTACTCCATTGGCGTAATCAAACCCTGCCGCTTCAGCGATAAATTTGATTTGATTCTCTGACATACCCAGTTCGGCCATCTTGGACAATAGTTTACCTGCTTCTTGTGCAGAAATTGAACCATTTTGAAGTCCTTTGATGAATTCTTCAGGGCCTTGAATACCGAGCTGAGAACAGTAGATACGGAAGGTATCTAAGCCGTCTTTACCAGCCGCTGCAAACCTACGAGCTGCTTCAGCCTCTTCTGGGCCAAGAGCGTCCATAGTTTCAATGGCTTTCTTGATACCATCTTCGGTTGCAATTGAAGGGTAGTCTTTGAGTTCATCCAGCGCTTTACGACCAGACTCAGCCATAGCCTTAAATGCTTCATCGACCTTAGGGGTCATCTCCTTGACCTTATCACCAATGAATGGGATATTCTCCATAGACTTCAGCATCAGGACTGTCATGATACGAAGGCCTTCTAAGATAACCTCAGTAAGAGCCTCAACCATCTCAAGACCAGCCATAACGAGAACGTTCTTGTTATTTCTAATCCATTGGGCAACTTGTAACAGACCTTGTAGAAATGCATCACAGAATTTAGTGAACCAACCAGGCATAGCCTCTGTTAATTTAATAACGGCTTCACCAGCAATCGTAACTAATACTTCTGCGATTTGAGCAGCCATCGATAAAATACCTTCAAGGAAGCCTGTCATTAGACGAACACCAACTTGGATAATACGTCCAATATTGCCTTCGACACCTTCAATAAACCCTACTACAACACCGGTCACGACACCCGCGGCAACACGACCCATATCATCAGCGCCTTTAGCTGCTTCTTTGAAGAAGTTCGCCACATTCTGGCCACCTTCAGAGCCGAGCTTAGCGGTTTCAGTAAGGAGGTTTGTGATTGTACTAATAAGGTTGCTGATAGAGTTGATGAATCCGGTAGAGGCGTCGGTGACTAGTTTTAGGGCGAAGGCTATGCCTACGAGAGACGCGGCCACAATACCGAGACCAGCCATACCGACACCGCTCTTACCTAAGAGATACCCTATAGCAGAAATAACCGTAATGACTCCCAATAGCGCCGCTACCTGCCATCCCAGATCCTTAATTGGGATTGTGGATAGAATAACTAGCCCCAATGCGGCACCGACAACGGCGGCTACAACATATCCGAGACCAACGAACCCATCTGGTTTAATCTTCTCACTAAGTTTAGCAAGGCCAACAAAGCCGAGCATAACTGCACCAAGAGCCACTACAGCAGTTACAACATGGCCTAGGTCTGTATTCATCTGACTTAGGATAAAAAGACCTGACGCCGCTACGACAACTTCAGCCGCAATAACACCAAGGCGTTTAATACCATGTGACATACCATCTCCAGCTACAGCACCATCTCCAAGTTTAGCCGCAAGAAGTGAAAATAGACCTACAACGATTGTGATACCGCCTAATGCATTCATGAATGTATCAGGATTTGGCATCTTACCTAATTCTCCTGCAAGTTCTGACATCATTTTGAATAAAAGTATCATTCCGCCGAACATCACGAGTGCATTCTTAGCAAAGGACTGTTTAGAGTTGTCTAGTTGCCCGAATGCAAAGGTCATGGCGGCCATAACACCAAGCATAGCTAATACTGCAGCGCCACCCTTAAGTAGGACATCGGTCTTCATCTCACCGAGGGTCTGTATGGTAGCAGACATCTTCTTAATAGCGGATGCCATAGCACTAAAGGCGAATACTGAAGCGAACTTAGTTCCTTGCATCTTAGATGTTGCCAATACAACAGCCGTGATACCAAGAACAATAGCCGCCATACCAGAAATACCCTTGAGCAGTGTCGGAATATCCATAGAGCCTAGCGCTGCAATAGACGGAACAATATTCCTAATCGCATACGCCATACCCACAAAGGTTAAGAACGTTACGGCAATCTTCTGAGTACCGCGAACGGTGTTACCTTGAAGTTTATTCATGATGGCCATTGAGGTAAACATTGCCGCGAGTAAGAGACTTACACCAATGATGCCTTGAAGACCTTTCTTCCAGTCCATATTACCAAGTAAGGCAACAGAAGCTGTAAGTAAGAGGATTGATCCAGCGATACCCAACATGCCAAGCATAGCCTGTTGCATATTACGCACCCTAGCAGGGTTGAATTTCTTGGTTGTCTTAGATAGTGTAAGATAGAATACCTCGAATACCACTAGAACCCCAGCCAAACCGCCAAGACCGACTAAGAGTTTATCGGCAGGGATGGTTGAGAGTAGCCATAGCGACGCTACCAATACACCAATAGCAATAGCCATAGCCTTGATATTTTGGAGACGAGCTTTAGCCCTAAAGAATGAACCAATCCAACCAAACATAGTAGTAAGCGATCCTACTACAGTCTTAGGCCCGTGTGTTAAACTTTTGAAGAAATCGCCAAACATGTCTTTCATAGTAAGGACACGTTTACGAGTATTCCAAAGAACTGTGATAGCCGCTGCTAGAGTTAGGATACGACCGATAGACTCAGAGTTCTCTTTGGTAAATGGCTTAAGTGCTTCGCTAAACATGCTAGCCATAAGCTTGGCCATGTCACCAATTGTAGAAAAGATACCTTGAGTCTTATTATGGATATGGTCTACATCATCACTAAGTTCATTGATACCAGACTTAGCTTTCTTCATATCGCTTTGACCGAAGTCAAGAGGTGATCTGTCATCAGCATGAGCAGTCGTTACACCAAATAGCTTAGTAAAGGCGTCCCATACATCTTTAACGGACTCAACAACCTTACCAAAGGTCTTACTGATACCGTCTCCGATTTGTTTAACAGAGTCGCCGAAGTTCTTGAATGAGAAGTCCACACCTTTGAAGTTAGATGAGAAATCACTAGCGAACTTCTTGACATTGTTCCAAATATCGATAAGGAATTTCTGAACATCTTCTGGTAAAGAACCGAAGAACTGTTTAAACCAAGGGCCGAAAGTAGACTTAAACCAATCGATAATTCCAGAGAAAGTATTCTTGAAGCCATCAAAGATTTTAGTCATAGTTGGGCCGTGGACAGTTTCTCCCAGACCTTTCCAGAAGGCGCCAAACCAACTACCAAAGGTTTTCAGGGTTGTCTTATAGTTAGTAAAATCAACTTTAGACTTACCGAGTTCAGTCTTAATATTATTAGTCATTTCGCCGATAAGATTTTTACCATTGGTCAGACCTTCAATAGCAAGTTTAACAACACCAAGCTCACTAGCCCATTTACGGAAACCGTCAATAGACTTAACGATACCTGGAATAAATCCATCAGCAAAGTTAGCACTCAGAGTTTGTTGGATTTGTTTAAATCCATCTGCCAAATCTGAGAACTTGAAATTACCAATACTGAAACCAGCCAACTTATTACTTAACCACTCAAACGCTTGCCCCACTGCATCCACAATAGGCTTAAGGAATGAGAATGAGAATTGGACTTTATCCAGCTTATCGGCGTATTCTCCAAGTGAAGGCCATGTCTTACGAACGACATTGCCCAATGATTGGAAGGAGAATGTAGAGTTTTCCAACCATTTTGACAATCCGGCACTTCCTTTAGAGATAGACTCGAAAGGATTAGACGCAAAGCTAGCAAGGCCGGATTTAATCTTACTAGTGTCAGGCATATCGAATTTGAGTCCTTTAAACATGCCCGTAATATTGCTTGGGATTAGAGAACCCCAGTTAAGGTTCTTGTTAAAGTCTTTCCAGCTACGGATTTGTCCATTAATGACACCATCCATGTTCGCATTAAACTGCGCCCAGAAAGTCTTATAGTTGGTTTTCATAGTTCCGGAGAATGTATTCCAGTCACTACTCATCTTATTCAGATTTTGGCGTAGTTTGTTCCCGAACTGTCCCGCAGAACTACTCATATTATTGGTCGCTTTGTTGAAATCAGAGAAACCAATAACGAAATCGCCCAGCATCTTACCGAATACGGGGAACCGTTTCATAGCAGTACCTACACCAAAGGCCCAGTCATTAAACCCTTTATAATTCTTATCAAGAGTATTGTTAAGAATCTTAAATGGACTCATGAAATGAGCGAAGAATGTTCTAATATTCTCCCTAGCCTCACGAACACCTGGTATCAGTAATAAAACGGTTTCCCCAAACTTCTTAAGGAAATCGATTACTTTACCAATACCATTTGGAATGGAGTCGAATACACCCATCCAAACTTGAGCGAACTTACCAAGATATTCATTGACCTTAGCCCAGAAACCATGAACAGCATTTGCGACAGTATCGAATACTTTACCAGCTTTCTCAAAGTTGATAAATTTACTAATAATAGTCTCAATAGTTCGAATAACTGAACTTACTACACTGGACAACATGCCCAAGAACAAGACGAAGTTCTTGAACATATGGTCTGGAATAAGGAGTTCGACAATCTTGAGTTTAGCCCCCAGTTCAGTAAGGATCCATTTAATCACACCAAATACGGTTTGGAAGATTTGTTTAAATGCTTCCGACTCAGCAGTTCCGATTTTAAGTTTTTCAGTTAAACCTTGAATTAACTTAATGAGTTGTTGTCCGAATGTTATAGTATGATTATCACCAAATACTGTACGGAAAGCTTCACCGATTGGTTTAATGATTAGACTAAGGGAATTAAATGCGGTCTCCATCAACTGGATAACCTTCTGACGACCACCTAAGTCTACAAAGGATTTAGCGAATTCTACAGCTTGATTACCTGCCTTAGATAAGGCATTAGCCGCCAAGTTACCCCATTTAGTCCAGAAAGCCGTTACTTCTTCACTACCCGCTTGACCAATAAGGGTTTCCCAGAAACGAGCCCATACACTTGTTACCTGGTCGGCAACGGCTTCAGATACTTCTCCAAGAGTATGGAACTCTTCAGCCATCTTAGACAAAGTTTCATCATTTGCCAAAGTTTCCAATGACTTGATAAGAACTTCGTTTGTCAACCAGCCTTGTTGAAGTGAGTTACGGAAGCCTTCAGACATATCAACATCTTGACCCAATGCCTGCGCTGTTTCAAGCAAGATATCTTTAAATCTTTGAGTCGCCATACCGGCATTTTCAACTGATACCCAGTTCTGAGTATTCATCTTACCCATTTGTAGGGCTTGTTGTACACCAAACTGCAATGACCGGTTAAATCCATCAGTTGATGCACCCGCAGATGCTGCCAAGTTACCCCAACCCTTCAGGGCTGTAGTTGACTCTTTAAGACCAACACCGGCATTTACGAACTGGGCCAAAGAGCCATGCATCTGTTTGACAGAATATTTGGTCGTTTCGGCATATTTCTGTAGGTCATCTAGGGAGTCTGTAATATTGCCCATCTCAGAACGACCCAATGCCGCGACCAGCATATTTACCGAGTTAATCTTATCCTCAAACTGCCCAAAGCCTTGTTTTACTGGCGCAATAGCATTCATAACACTACGCCCAAGGTTTGTCGCGATAGATAACCCAGTTTGAACCGCAGATGCTGCGATATTACCCAGTGCCACCGTAGCGATAGACTGGAGGAAACTAAATCCTTGACCAGACTGTTCTACACGGTCGCCCATCTCCTCAATGGCCTGAGCAGCTTGTTGGGTACCACTAGATACCGGAGAAATAAACCCCAATACACTAGAGGCGAAAGTACCGAACCCGCCAGTAGTCCTGGTTAGAGAACCAGCTACTTTATCAAACGCTCCGATAAATACATCACCAATTTTAGGCGCTTTATCCATCAACTCAATCAGAGATTTAGAGAGATTTTTAGCGGATTTCTCGATATTTGTAAAACTAGATTTACCATCGGATTTGCTTAGGCCTTTATCCAGAGCTTCAAGAGAACTCAAAGACTCTTTAAGACCCTTCTTGAACTGTTCGTTATCAATACCGAGTTTGATAAGACGTTCTTCAATTACTTGTCTACTCAACTATTTTTTCCACCTCCCTCATAACCTCTCTTGCTATATCGTCCACAATTGGCCCTACAAAATTGTTAGCAGGGACATAACCACCAGTACCGGTACCATGCCCATTAACAATTAAAACAACCAACGGTGTTCCGTCAGATACTTTCTTTGAATTAGAATAGTATAAATTTAAACCATTTTGACTTTTTTCGACTTCCATGTCCCATGATGAAGCGGTGCTTCCTGAACGCTTAGGTGTAGCAGAGATCAGCCGACTAAGACCTCTTGACCCGATACCATTAAGGCTAGCTGCAGTTTTATGCATAGACTCCGCATTAGACAAGGAAGATTTAAGGTTAGATTTTCGGCGGACGGAAGTTACCTTGATTCGCATTTAATCTAGCCTCCTTCATTTGTTGTATCTTGGCTAGACGTTCTTGGTTAATACGATCGTATTCAGCCAAAGTCTGCGCCTCTGTTTGTTTCTTCTTAGGAGAGTTAAGCTCACCTATTACATTAAGAAGAGTTAATAGTCTATGTAAGTTCCAGGTTTCACATTCAAATGGTATACGGGCGTTGGCCATATAGGCGTAGATGACCTCAGAAGTCATAACCGTGCCCTGTTTGTTACCTTGGTCGTTCTGCTTAATAGTTGTAGCGGTAGGATTGTCATTCAGATACATGGATAGTTGGATTACGACATCTTCAGTTAAGTCTGAATAATCAATATCCTCTTCGCACATCAGAATGAAGTAGTCATAAAGCTCCCCAGTGGTCTTTTCTTCTCGAGTTAGAAAAGGCTTGCGATAGATTGACTCCCATTCCGTTAGTGTTTTAAGACTATGTTCGAAATGTAAGGTCTTCCCTGGCTTAATAAAGAACTGATTTGTCTCTTCGTTAAAGAACTCCCGATCAGGAGTATCTATAATCAACATAAATATACCTCCATCGAGATAAAAACAAAAGAGAGGCGTAATTTTTTACGCCAAACCTTTATTTCTTCTTGAGCTTAGAAACTTTCTCAGGAACAGTTCCTTTATTTGGATCGCCGACCAAAGCGCCAAAGAATTTCTGAGTTTCTTTTCCGCCTTCAGCTACGTCTACCATCATGCTAACCATAAGCTCTGAATATGCTTCAGAATTTACGAAGTCTTCCTGAAGCTTCTTGTCTTTACGGAAGGTACGCCCGTCCTCTGATGAACGTTCGCCGTATGCCAATTTAAGCACTGACTCAATAAAGTCGAAGATTTCATCCACGTCTTCACGAGCAGTCATCTCTTTAACATACTCATCCCAATCCTTTTTAGCACGTCCCATAATACGCAAAATTTCATCTTTACGCAAGTGGAACCAAAGTTCTTCTGTTACCTCTTTGCCATCAAGCAAGTTTGCGTACTTCACTGTTCTTGAAATCATTATCTATACTCCTTTTGAATTCATTTTGAAATTTTCAGTACCGACATGACCTTAGTCGTCCAACCCCTATCCCGTACTGATTAATTAGCTAGTTACCCTGCAGTAAGACCCAGGATTGTGAATACTTCTTCTGGTTTTGGAAGAGTAGCTTCGCCACTTTCGTCACCATAAAGTTTCTTCTCAAGATCTGCAAGTTTAGTCTTGTCAACAAGTGTGCTGTTGATTTCGATATGGGCAGTCGGTTTCATACCAGCTACAGAAGTTGGTACTGTGTCGAAGTCCCAAGAGAATTCCAGCGCATCTGGTGACTCATTGATTGTTTGGTATTCCTTACTTGATACACCAGCAGATGCAGAGTAAACCAAGTGAAGGATATAGCCGTGGTCAAGACCTTCAGTATCGTTACCGATACGAGTACGGTAAGAAAGACCGAAGTCTGAACGAGCTTGTCCTGATACAGTTACACCAGCAAGAGCTTTAGGTGTTCCGCCAGTAGACATAGGCGCACGCTTACCTTGACATGCATTCCATTCTTGTGGATAAGTGTAAGCAGAGATTTGACCTTTGAAACGTTCTTCTGAACGCAGGTTGAGGTACTTCTTATTGTTAGCATATTTCGCAGTAGACTCAGCGCCTTCTGGTGATTCTGATACTTTAGTCAGACCATTCCACGCAACACCTTTGTCATAAGTACCGTCGGATTTTTTCAGATAGAGGACACCTTGATCCACACCATTTTCAAATAAGCGTTTAGTATCCTCATCCCATTTAAGCATTACCATCTAGTAATTTCCTCCAATAAAATTAAGCTTCTGAGAATTCGCCAAACGCATTAATACGTTCACCGTTCTCAACATTACCACATGCAACATAGCGACGTTCGCCGCTTTCTGCGCCAATATATGACAGCCAACGGTATCCGTCAGCGTCCATCCAAGAGTCATATACAAATGACATCTCAGGCGTATACAAAGCTACAATATCACCTGTAAGGCTTGGAGTTTTGCGTACATTCAGACCTGCGACCTTAACCGTAAACTTACCAACTTCGTCGTGATTAACAACTTCGTCAACAGGTGTGATTGGTTGAGGTGCGATAACAGGTTCTGGCTGAGGTGTATCTGAATATGGCGGATAGAACCATCCAACGATACCGGTGAAGTCACGGGTATTATACCGTGCTGGAGCGCCTACATAAAGAGCATCCCAGTTACCGTCAATGTTCTGTTCGATAGTTGACATAGTATAGCCGTCAGAGTCTTCAATAACAAGACCTGTATGGCCATACCCATGGTCTGCTACCGCCATAACAAAGATAGCGCCACGACGAGGATTAACCCCGATAGCATCATATACTACTTCATACCCAAGACTAGCCGCAGAGTCCAACAAATCAATCGCATTACCCCAAAGAATTTTACCGAAGTAAATTTGGGAGATACTGTTTGGTAGGTCTACACATTGTGTACCCCAAGAACCGTCAGCATCGGTACCGATACCTTGATCTGCTAAACCGCGAGCGTATTGAATTACTTCATCAACTGTTGCCAAATTATATCTTCCTTTCTATTCGTAGATCACAAACACTTTGTGATATAGACCGTTTACTTTATATTCAGTTCTGAAATCCGAATACATGAAAGCGTTAGGGATTTTGATAAAGACGTCATCAGCTTCGCTTTTAGAAATATAGACGAGTTTATAATTAACCCGTGTGATATAGTTCTTATTGTTAGCTTTCTGAGTATCAATATCTTCCCGTGTTACAATACATGCCGGGTATTTCAACTGAATATTTTCTGGTGGTGTAAAGTAAACATTAGGACAAATCTCATCTTTTATCTTAAGAAGTACTTGTTCTCTTGTTTTCATTCTTTCACCTTAACCAATTCTTCATAGAAAGACTTAAAGTCCTTAAACTCAATACCCGTCCAAACTTGAATATCGCCATCTTTAAAAACTAGCGCATATTTACTCAGAGAGTTTTCTAACCCTTCTTGGTAATCCTGCAGTCCAATCTTAGATAATGCTTCAAGTTTTAATTCATTTTGACTTTTTTGAGTAGCAGACGTAACAACCTCGGCTAAACGATCTCTGAGTTCAGAAATCTCCATGTCCTCAATAGTCAAAACCACACGAGGCGGGTATGGACGAATACTTCCGACTTTGTAATAGGAGCCCATATACAAGATATGAGAAATCCTATTCACACGGTCGGTTGAGTCATTCATCAACGAAACGTCAAACTTCAATTCAGCCTTAGTGTTTTGGTTTATTGAGCTTCGGTCTTCTACGTTAAAAGATTTAGAAGAAATCTTAGCGGTTATAAGGGGTGATACAGTATACTTATACTCATGCACCCCTACGCTAATTTCTTCAGGCTCTTTAGAACGGAAGATAAGTCGAATTCCAGCTTTTGTCATTGTATTACCTTCCTATCTACCAGCCGCGCTTATTCAGCTTTCTTTGGTTTCTTTGGTTTCGGAGCTGTTTCAACTGTTCCGAGTTTCTTCTCTTCTTCAGTCATATCAGCATTGTTTACAGCTGCATCATAATCTACAGCCTTAGCGCCGATACCCTTCACTTCAGTTGGGTCAGTTTGAACTGTCCAAGTTGGTTTAGTCTTAAGACCAGTAGGATCAAAGTTCACAGCAGTTTCCTCAGTTGCTTCTGGATCAGTTACCTTAACAACGATAAATGATTTAGGAGTAACGATAGCGCCAGACAGACGAGCATGCATCAAGTATTTATGTTGCATGAAGTCGATATCGAAGCTATCGAATGTAGCGATTTGTCCGTTTGGAGACATACCGAACTGATAGTCAGCCAAGTTACCGATTACGAATGTTCCTTGAGGAAGTGCACGGTATTCAACCACTTCTTCACACATGAAGTAAGCTGCAATGTTTGCATTACCTGGTACTTGGTTGTTATCCATTGATGGTGCATACAAGTAACGGCCATTACCATCTTTCAACGTCTTCAACTTAGCCAAGTCAAATGGGTTGATGTAAAGTGATGGTTTACCAGAACCTTGGTATGCTGGGAATGCTTTCTTAATAACGTCATCAACTGCAGTCTTGAATGTAGCAGATGTGATGTTAATTGTGAACAATGGGTGATCCTTAAGGATTGGGCGAATATGAAGTTCGCTAATCTTTTCAGGGTTACGTTTACCAGTAGAAAGAGTCAAGTCACGTCCATCTGAAAGGAAAGCAGCTTTAACAATTTCTTCTTTGAATTTAGCAGTTTGAACTTGTTGTATAAAGTTTACAGCCGCAAATCCGCCATCTTGCAAGTCGATCAAGTCATCATGGTCGATTGTTTCGCGACGGTGAATGGAACCTGGAGTAGTTTCACGGAAGTAAACTTCTTCGATAGAGTCCAGAGTTTGGTTACCTTTGATATAACCACGAGCACGAGCTTCGTCTTCAGTCAAGTTAGCGAACAAGTTCTTAACACGTGGAAGTGGTGATTTACCGAATTGACCCATGATCTTATCGATATTCAAACCACTTGGGTTATAAACGTTCAATCCACCATTAGTAGCTGGTTGTGGGAACAGAGTTTCCATACCAACCAAACCATGTTGGATAGAATCTTCACCCAATACACCGTTAGCACGCAATACACCTGCAAGTGTAGAAGCATTGCCAGAAATAGCACTATGTAATAGAGTATCAAGTTCCTTTTGATCTACACCTGCTGTAGCGCCTTGGAATTGGTTATGTTTCAAAATATCTTCTCCTTCAAAAATTGAGTGTGACACTGACTCTCCTGCATCTGCAGAATCATCACCTTCGGAATAACCGTCTTCAGACTCAAATCCATCTTCTTCGGAATCATAATCTGAATCGTCTTCTTCTTCATCGTAATCAGCGTCTTCATCAAGACCGCGGATTTCTAATTCATTTTGAGCTTCTTCGTCCTCAGCATCGATAGCTTCGGCAATGTCTTCTACAACACCGTTGACCAATGTTGCTAGTTCTTCGTCAGTAAGCCCTTCTAAAAGTTCTTCGTATGAACGAGACATCTGTCCCTCCTTTTCTTCGTTAACCTCTTCGTCAGAATCATCTGAGTGAAGAAGTTCCTGCGTGATACCAGTGAAAATGGTTGCACGATCGCTTTCATACTCTTCAGCCCCGTACGCGCTATGGAGCATAACATGTTCAATAACAGCACCAGGGTTCGCACCCTTAAGAACTAGACTTACTTCATAGATTTCTCCATGGATTACGTCATTACCGTTCTTACGAATACCACGAGCGCCAATAGACATAGCGTTTAAATCGCCGTGTTTAAGAAGCGTACGAGTATCTTGTGCATGGTCTGTATCGTTAAGATAACCATATCCATAGACACCCTCATCGCGGTGCTGAAGAATCATATACCCCAATACATTTGAGGGACTGGAGTAATCGTGTTGCCATACGATAGGTACTTGAGCACCATTACTTTGTCGGAAAGCATCGTGACGAATTGTCACACCATCCGAACAACGAATGTCATTCTTAGTTACCCATCCGGCGAAATCAGCCTTTTTTCGCAACTACTTTTCCTCCATAAATTTTTATACATCCAACGGGTTGCCGTATTCATCTACAGGATTTCCTTCAGCGTCAACATATCCGCCTTGTCCATCATCATAGATTTCAGGATAACCTTCTTGGGTTGTACCATCATAACCACCTAGACCCATTAAATCGGTACCTGTTGATATATTCTTATTAAAGAGCATATCACCGATACGACTTGGGTGAGGTGCACGACCTAGCATTGCACGAATTTCATTCGATGTGAAGATTGCATTACGAGCAAATAGGTCTGCCGCAGTACCTAGTTGTTCAACTGGTAGCATACGGAATGGGTCGCGGTAATACTGGATTACCTGCCCTTGAGTTCGAGCTGTCTTAGTTAGGAAGATACGGTTAATACCGTCAACAATAGTCTGAAGTACAGGGTCGACTGCTCTATGGTAATAGAGATTTAGTTCAGCCTGACTTGCGGTACCGTCTAAGACTTTGGAAGAGATACCAACTTGGTTATAGTAATCCTGTTGAAGTTTACGAATGTCGTCCACAAGGTTGTTGTTGATGTTACCACCAGTATGGATAAACTTCTCGTTAGCATCAAGGGTTGCTATACCAAACTGACTATCTGCCAATTCTTTCTCAAGCTGGGTCTTACGACTCTTAGCCTGCTCCTGACGTAAGCTACTCTTTGTGGCATATGGTATTTGAATAAACCCGTTAAGTTTACCAGCCGCCACTGCCTTATCTTGAGAGTACATTAAATCCATCTTCTGCTCAAGCAGTTTAAGTGTCGAGTTACGGTCTTTAAGTAGGCCGATAAGAGGAGACTCTAAGATAACAATCGACTGTTTAGACAGCGTCAAGTCTTGTTCTAAACCATTTTGATCATTATAGACTTTGACCCGAACGGCACGAGGATACCATTGTGTAATCTTACCAACACGCATTGATAAGATATCATAGGAACCGTCGTCGTTAGGTTTTGACGTTGTGTCGACGGGGACAATTGCAACCACGCCTTCTTCTAATAGAGACCAGGCTACATCATAGATAAATGCACGACCTGTTTGGTCGATATTAGCGGACGTTGTCAAGCAATTGATCAGACCTGAGTCGACAGAAGTCTGATTACCGTCTTCTTCGTTGATCTTTAAATGTTTAAAGTCAACCATAGCGACATCAAGAGATATCATAGAGATAATACTATTGATTAGGTCTTGATGTTTGAAAGTATAACCACGGAGCGCACCTGATGGCCGACCAATACCTGAGCCGGAAACCAAGTCAGGGTCATAATCAATACCATTGTTGGTTGACATGAATGCGTTCCATGACCCTAGAGGGTTATTTACCATCCTACAAGAATGCCTCCTTATTTCGTTTATAGGCAACCCAAGCATCCATTAATGCGGCGACGTTATCGATCTTTTCATCACTACGCATCTTGGATAATTTATAGTTACCATTATTATCTTGGATAACAACGGCGTTACCCATAGCATACTTCATAAGTTCCTCAAAGAATATAAGGTCTCTAGAAGTAGCCATATTCTTAATCTCACCTAAAGGTACTGACTCGGTTCTTACACCTTGTCGTACCACTTCAACACCGACATCGCCATTCTCCATAGTCCAGCGGTCAATAAATTCGGCCGCGTTATATGGGTCATAACCAAAAGATACGATAGTCCACTCCATCTCTTCGATATAACGTTCTACATCGTCGTAGACCATTTCCCAATCGAGATAGTTGCCGGGCATAATTATTAGAGTACCCTCAGCTACGAGCTGATCATACTTAGCTTGTGTGGCCGAGTTTAAACGTAGATATTTGACCTCTGAAACATAAGACCTTGTCTGAACACCATATCGGCCTCGTCCTAAAGGAGCCAGCCATGTAAAAGCCCAGAAGTCGTCACCTTGAGAGGCGTCCATACCCATAGATACTTCCATACGCCTGAAGTTCTGCCTTCTATGAAGTTCCGTTTCTTCAAATGTAAAGAAGTATGTTGTACCTTCGACCGGTATACCAAACCTTTTAGCGAGGATGTCATTCCTATTCGTTGGCGAATATTCCGCACGCCGAACATCCCGCTGGTATGCATCATAAGAGACGGTTATACCAATATTAGGACAAGCCTTCATCCACATATCCGGATTACCTACTTCCGCAACATCATCCAGACGGTAGTACCAAATAGATGTATGCGGATCTTCGTATTCACCACGCAAGATGGATAGAAGCTCTCGCTTGATCGAGTCACCAACAGAGTCCCGAACCGTACCCTCAGAAGATACTGCTAGGATAAGATAATCATCAATACCGTCTTTAGAAGCAGATTGCTCAAGCGCACCGATTACATTTTCCTTGATGTCTCCTGACAACCATTCATCGACCGTCGCGTATTTGGCACGAGAACCTTGGAGCTTCGGAATAGTCATTGGTTTAACTTCCAAAATTGAGTTGGTTAAACGATTAACTATACCATCCTTCGTTACAGCCAGCTGAGACTGGGACTTCTGCGTCCTAGCCTTATTCCGCCCTCTTGTGAGTACACGGAACAAAGGAAAGCCTTCTTCGGCACTCCCTGCCCTAGTTATAGCAGTTGCGAAAGGATATAATACCTCTGCTGCTTGCGCCATAGTAGGGGCTGTTGTAACTTGTTGAGTTGAGTTGGTATCCATTACAAGACCAAATGCCTGATGGAGCGTGGCGTATAAAGACTTGGCGTTACCCCGGGCTACAATAAGATATTGCTTATTCCGAAGTCTACGCTTATGTCTAATTATTTTGAAATTTCCGGTTTCGGGGTCATAGACCTTCTCTTCCTTAAATTCAAACCATGCTAGTAAATCCTCTGCCCATAACCTAAATGTAGGAAGTAGAGTTAGAGGACGACCATCAACAAGCGTCATCTCATTCTCACAGAAATCGATAAAACCTTGTATTGCATCCGGGTCGTAATAATAGTTCGGATTGGCGATATCTGCATCAATACGGTTCATTTGCATCGAGACTTCACGGCATACAGGAATCTCTCCACGCAGTACAGCGTCTCGAAATCTACCGTACTCGACAGGAACCGCAGTATTACTTAATACCACTTGTTAGACTCCTTTGCTCTAAATACGTTTCTAGTATTTATACTTCTTGAACTTAGGCTTGTTACCATTTGAAGCATCTACTTCTTCAATAGTCCGACTATAAGAAGAACGGTTTCTATCCTTCTTCTTCAAAGCCTCTTTATGGCGGTTATTCATATCGACCTTGCGTTGGTCGTCTTTTTGCAATCCTTGCAATCTGCGGATTTCTTTACCAGATGCTTCGCGTTTGATAGCGTTCTTTATAGCTTCTTCTCGCATCTTAAGGTTGTAATTATAAGACTTATTATCCTGTTTCGCACGAGCTTCGGCCATGGCCATCTCAGCAGGAGACATGCCCGGCGTAGCACCTTCACCTTTCTTACGCCACTTCATACCTTTTTTACCGTAGTGTAAAAGAGTGTCTTCAGAAGAGTCAGAGTGCTTCGTAGGTTTATTATAGAAGCTAAGAGCCTTTTCAGACTTCGCGTTAAGTTTCTTGTTTTTCTTTTGAAGCTCATCAATCTCTTTTTGAATCTTGGCGCGTTTTTTCTTTGTTTTCTCAGCGTATTTACCACTTGTCGGGCCAGTCATTGATTCATATAACTTAGAAAGACGCTCAGTGTTTTTGTTAAACTCTTGAGAATGTGGAGCAGATTGCATAGCGGGAGCCAATCCTGCCATACCTACCCCCTGTGCGCCTTCGCCCTTCTTCTTCCATTTCATACCCTTCTTTCCGTAATGTAAGAGTGTATCTTCTGAAGAATCAGAGTGTTTGAAGTTGCGATTGTATTTTCGGAACTTTTTACCAGTTTTCTTATCAACCGTCTCGCTATACATAGGACTCTTTGATTGATATTTGGAACCAGTTCTACCACGGATTTCATCATCCTTATCTTGGTATGCGCGAACAGACTCTTTAAATTTATCAATCTGGTCTTGAACGGATTTAACACTAGAGATTTTTCCTTTACCCTTCTTATACTTACTCAGCATAGTTTCAAGTCGGTCAATCTCTTTCTTAGCGCTATGATACGCAGCATCATTTTGATCAATTTCTTCTTCAGGTGTGGGTCCTTTTTTCTTTTTCCATTTCATACCCTTCTTTCCATAATGTTGAAGGATATCTTCATTAGATGGAATATAGACCCCGTTAATAATTTCGCCCATATTTACTCCTGATTGGGATAGACCTCCTTTTAAATCAAAGTCGGTCTCAGAATATTTATTAAAGATCTTTTTAACAGATCCTTTATATTTCTTACGAGTAGTTTTTGCGTCTTTACGAGCGTCATATGCTACATTTGTAAGAAGTCGGTTCTGCTCGGTCGGTTGACTATCGTATAAATCCTTAGTTAGTCTATGGATTTTCTTAGACAACTTATATTCCGACTTACCTTTCTTAACACGCTCACGTACATATTTATATGTCTGATAATGTTCTTTAGAAAAGTTATTCCGAGCATACCTATCGCGTTTACCAAAGATATTCATACCCCATTTCATACCTTTACGACCAGAATGCTGGATCATAAATCGGTTCTGAACAGATTCGGGGATATATACATCGACGCCACCCACGCTAATAGACTGTGTAAATTTGGTCATAGTTGTTGGTACATCCTTAAACGCTTTAGCCCATTCTTGCTTCTTCTTGAAAGCCTCAATAGCATCTTTTGCTGCTTGTCCGGATTTACCATTACCAACAACACTTGATGGTACCTTAGAGTATACATCTAATGCGGCGGAGGCTGCTTTACCAACAAAAGCAAGACGAGCTTGTTTCTTTTTCTGTAGAGCTTCTCTCCGAGCTTTCTCGGGAGCCTCTACTAGTTCTTTAAACTTCCTTTCTGCTTCTAAGCGAGCGATCTTAGACTTTAGAGCCTTGGTTGACATATTATCACGGCTGCGATACATATCAAGGAATTCTGCTTCTCGCATACGCTCATCTACAGATTTGCGAAGTTTCTTAGGGATTTTGACGTTTTTAGGATCAGCGTTCTTGTCGCGTCTAAAGCGTCCGCCAGAACCAGTACGTCTCCTCCCGAAAATATTCATACCCCACTTCATACCTTTACGCCCGGCATGGTGGAGTTCATCAGATGTCAAGTTTGACAAGTTCTACCTCCCATCTAGCGCGAGTGAGATTCTCATCCCGAGCCTCTTTTAATGCGGTAAGAACAGATGCTTGTGGTGGGTCGTAAGAGATGAGAGCCGAGATACAAACATAGTTCTTAGCAAAGGTATTGTTTCTAAGGCGTTCTTTAATTCCTTCAGCCAAATCCATATGGCCGTAGAAAAACTCTGCCCAAGTTAGATTAGGTTCGGCGATAACACTAACGTTATGACCAACCCCATTTTGAACAAGGACGCCAAGTGCTGCATCGATTGCTACACCTAGTTGAGTCTTAACTACATGATTGGAATTCGGTTCGGAATCATATAACACCCCGACGAAGTTGAGTACGTCTTCATAAATAGTAGTCATAAACTTCATCCTTACCACAATTTTGTGTCACCCGGTTTACGTTCTACCCATGTTTGATACTCCTTTTGATCGTAGTGGATACGTTTATGGGTGCTGTCAGAGACCGTAATCAGTCCGTCAGGATCGAAGCAATTCTCGGTCAAGTTTTCTATATCCTCCTTAGTTAGCGGATTCATGTGATGAACCGTAATTGGCCCGTCCACAAATAACTTCCTAACACCAAGGTCTTGAGCCAGGTCTCTACGTATAATCGCCGCACGACATTGTTGCCATGCGTGAGATTTGTAAAACCGATTAGATATTTCTCTCGGAGCCTCATGATGTACACCACGAAGTCTTAGATAATTTAACCGCTCAGTATAAGACTCAAGTTTGGACATTTCTGTATAGGTGAGTCTATTGCTCATAGAATTCACCATCAATGACTTCTGCTGACTTACCGGAATATCCTTGGAATGCCTTGTATGCTTGTTTGAAGTCAAGGTCTGATTGTTGATCGCTACGAATCAAATCGATACGTGCTTGTAACAACTCTGCTTGTAATTCCAACTGCTTACGTTCAAGGCGAGCCTTAGGACTAGCTTGGTTTAGCCAGTAGACAATCTCAGAGGCCGATGCTGTTCCTTCCTGAAGACGCTTTTCCGATAGACCCATAGCGAGTTCCATCATTTGCAATTCACGCTGTTCAGGCGAACGTGCAGGTCTGTAGGCTCTCTGGTTATCGAATTCAGCTACTTCATTCGTCATAGTTATTCAGCCTCTCCTTTCTTCCGTGGTGCGACCGCGTCGGGTTCAACGATATAAGGTTGGTTCATAACATAACCTTCATCAGTTTGAAGCCATTCATCGCCAACGCTCACGACAACTATACGTTCATCACGCTTAGCCAATCGCACAACATTGTCCTCTGCTTGATCAGGGGTTGAACGAATGAATACCCCGGCAGGTGCTACAACTTTATAGGTAGTTTTTGCTGCTGCCACGATAGATCTCCTCTCTTTCTTTATCATTAGAACCCTTTTTCATAAGTTTTGGACTCCAATAGACCGACTTTAGGTGAGTTTTCAGAACACTCATCAGTCCTGTCTAACAAGTCTTCCAAGTACGATTGTGAAAGGAGCCAAAGTCAACCGTACTTTTACACCCAATCCTAGAATCAGCCTGTCGGAATCCAAAACCATTTTGAAAAAAATCGCAACGGGGGAATTTTTGATACCAACCCCGATGCTGAAGAGGGAGCCCTGTAAAGGACACCCCCCGGGGGTCTAAAGTTTTATTTCATTTTCATCTTCATTAAGAAACTCAAGATCTTCTTCGTAATCTTCAGGTTTTGGAACAAGTTTTAAGTTTCCGAAGATGTTCTGTTCTAGTATCGAAGACACTGCCACCGACCATGCGTGTTCGTAGTCTTCAATTGAACTTTCATTCAACATTGGCATGAGTGATGCGATGTAAGACTCAAGGTTGTAACCATGATCGATGTCCCAACGTCGCCATTGCTCGTACTCTGTCCAAGGACTGAATGGATTGTCTTCTGTTGTTAGCATGAGCTTCTCTCCTTTCTATGTTGTACTGTAGTGATAGTAACAATATGATGTATCATACTAGATAGTGGTAGCCCACTAACTTCTATTCAGCTTTGATCTTACCAATAGTAGAACTACTTACACCTAAAGCTTCTGCTACTTGTGCTATGGTGTAGCCATTAGCAAGCAGGGCCTTAGCTTTACTCTTACGAGCATCAGTCATCTGTTTGTTAGCTCTTGGTGTAGCAAGGGACTTGAGCTGGCTATCATCCATAAAGGATACCAGTTCTTTTAGTAGAGTACCCGATACAGCATTAGATTGCACTGCATCCCACTCGTCATCTGTAATAGTGACGGGGGTTCTTTCAGCCCCTACCATAGACCTTGCTTTGTTCAAAGCTTGTTGTTTGATACGAGAGATCTCATCCTTCTTCAGAACTTCATCCTCTGACCTACGAGCAATCTCTGCCTTGCTAGATACCTCAGCCATACGCTGGGCTTGACGTTCCTTAATACGGTTAATCTTTACTTGGTTGACCTTGTCTTTCATAGACAGTACTTCTTCCGCATAGATCTTAGCCGCTTTAGGATCACGGGCCGGCATCTTGATACCACTCATTTCTGAGTCGACCTTATTCTTAAAGGCCTTTAGTTCATTGATGTAGTCCGCGTAATGGTGCTCCGTCTTAGTTGCGTTAGGCCCAAGGAATACATTAGCATCCTTCACCATGTTGACTAAGTAGGTCTCCTTCTTATTACGCCATACCATCTTAGTACCACCCGACTTAGATTTAGGATCCGGTACTTCAACTTGATACCCGTCAGTAATAACGGATTGTTTATGGCGGGATATAATTGTGGAGGCGGAGGTATATTCTTTACCCGGCGTCAAATCTTTTTTCAACTTATCTGGGTCGATTACTTTATCTACCCTACGAGTCTTAGGATTATATCGCTCAAGGTCACCATACTTAATCTTATCAACGTGGGTCATATACCGTTTCATTAATGCGTCGATACCATTCTCCTCAGCAGAGCGCTTATAATTAAGCTTATGTTTCTCAGCATCGATAACAACCATTGAATGTTTTACAGCACGCGCAATCTCATTTGATGGTGCGCCTTGTAATGTCATATCAGTAATAAGGTTTGATACAACACCCATGAGTGTTTGTTGATAACGTTTCGTAATTGGTGTAAATGTACCAGGCTTATCTGCATACATATTAGGGTCGAAGTTCTTAAGTTCTTTAAGACTATCTCGACTCTTAAATTTCCCTTTATTATTAGGGATAACGTATGCTGTATCACCATCGAAGTCAGCCCCTGACATTTTAGAGGCAACCTTCGGATGAATACCGATAGCATCAGGACTGTCCTTAGAAATCATCTTGCGGGCTACACTGTTATTATTAACAGTAAGCTCAGGGATTTCAAAGCGTCCGCCATGAGGATATCGAATAAGGACAACCTTCTCACCATTCTTATAATTAGGAGCATATACTTCATTCTCCTTCATATCAGGTACTGGTAAGATAACGTGGCCTTGGAAACCTTTAGGAGCGGCAGCCTTCATATGAACCTGCTTAGACTCAAGGTCAGATACAAACGACTCCATCAACTGTTTCTTGATAACAGGATTTGTAACTTTCTGAATACTTTCATACTCGTCTTGTACCTGCTTCATAGTTGCTTTAAGACGTTCATGCACCACGGTAGTAGGTTGTTTAGAAAGGAACTGAGCAGATAAGGCTTTAGACCAACTACCCCAATCACCTTCCTCGTTTACGATATTAATTGAACCAATTTGAGGAACCTTATTCCCAAACCGGTCTTTAACTCCAGGTTTATAAACAGGATTTCCTTTACTGTCTACAAGCGTATTCTGGCGCTTTACAGTGGCCCCAAACGGGTTTGGCCCATCGATAGGAGCACCACCTTCAGGGTTCTTCTTAAGCTCTTTAAGGACTTCCTGAGGCGTCTTATTGGCCGTCTTATTAGTATTAAAGATAATATCAGTACCTTTAGGAATATTCTTAAACATTTCCTCAGTACCGTATAAAGCCATCCCCTTAAGATAATGCGTATCACCTACAGCAATACGAACTTGGGCATATGATGCTTTACCAAGATTTAAATCTTTAACACCAGGACGTAAGAACATAGCTCCGTCCATCATAGCGCCATCATCATTTGTCCCGTGACCTTTTTGTCCTTCAGGAATAGCGTAACGAATATGTACTCTATCCCATCCAATAGACTTAGGTCGCTCCATTTGTTGGAACATACGGGCATCTCCGTTGATAGCGAACTCTTCGACAGGGCGAACTTTATCCATATTCTTATAGATTTCAGCTCTTTCTACCCCTTTTTTCGTCAAAACCTTGACTGGTGTCGAATTATTCTTGTCTGTAACCTGCGCAATACGTAGATTATGTACCTCATATTCCCCAGATTCGACCAAAGCATTGAGTCCAGACTTGAGTTTTTCCTTAGAAATACCCATCTGAATCTCCACACCCTTGCCGACATCGATGTATTTTGACCGTTTTACAGCGTCTTCGAGCGTTTGTGCGACCGCTTCAGTCTGCACTCTTTGTGCTCTAGCTGACTTATTTGGGTTCTTAATTTCGTCCAAATAGTTGCGAACAGTCTGTCCAGTAGTCCCAATTGTCTTGGCAATATCGTCAATAATCATACCTTCGGACTGTAATTTTGAAATCCGTTGCATGTTATATTGCTTCAATTCTTCCTTGGCAATTGTTACTTTTGAACGATAAACTGTTGTGGAAAGACCCATTTGTTTTGCAATTTCATTGTCCGATAAACCGCGTTTTTTCATCTCATCACGGTCTTCAATGAACTTATAATTCTTCGGCAAATGCAAAGATGGGTCCCAAGGATAACGTCCAGACTTGCGTTTTACCCCATAATGTTTGAGGATAATTTCTCGTCCGACATCCGAAAGTTGACTCAAATCATTAACGATTTCCTCTTCATTTCCGAAGACATTTCCGAAATCCAATGCGTAATCCTCCTCAAAAATCTTAAAAATACCCAAATCACTAGCACGTCGTATAAGGCCATATAAGGCCCGTCACAGCATTTTAGCCCAAAGATGAACTATTTACCGGACAATAACGTAAAACGCGATACAGGGCGAATATGGGCCTCTGAGGGCTATTGCAGCGCCTCTAACTTCCCAAAACTGAGAAAAACCCATAAAAACTATAAAAATACATACCGAAATGATATATAAGCTTGAAACCACCTAGGTCTGGTATATGCGAGAAAGTACAAACTTCACCAACACTTGATTGGGTAAATTGGCTGTAGCGAGACCATCGAAACATCATACCCGCTACCCATTTACGTCATGTTTATGAAACACACTTTTATCACGAACATGTAGCTTGCTGCTAGTACCACATGTCTAACCAAAATTAAAAATAGGAGATTATCCAACTAGGGAAAAATAAGAAAACCTAGTCGAGTTTGAAAAACACTTTTGAGGTGATGTTGCAGGAAATGACAGAAACTGCAACTTTTTATTATGAGTAAATAATTCAGAAAGGAAACATTTGTAAGGAGGTTTAACAATGCCTATGTTATGACGCTTACCCAAACAAGTAAAACTTACTCACACTCACCCAGACCTAAGCAGTTTGAAGCTTATATATCAAATCGCACTCCGAAACTCAGAATACTAAAATAAATATGTATTTTTACTAAATCTAATCAAAATTAACCAAAATCACACAATTTGTCCAAAAACCCGATTTTCCTATAATATTAGACTTTTGTGCCACTTTTTCCCAAAATCCCCAAAATCCCACGGTTTTTTCAGAAACTTTTTATATATATTGATTAAAATTCCTTGTTTATTATACCATTTTTTATACTTTTAAGATTATAGTTCCCGTACGCGCGAGACTATTAAAAATAATATAAATATATATAATAAAACAACATAATACCATACAACCCTATAAACCCTATAAAAGTCATATAAAATCTAATTAATATATTTAAAACTTTTCCAAAAAAAGCGTGGGATTTTGGGGAAAACTATAAAATTATAGCAAAAATACCCCAAAAACAGGCCAAAATAGCCCCTTTTTGCTCAATTTGCCCCTGACAGCTCTCACCCATTTTCCCCAAGTTCAATCTGGGGATTTAACAATTTTTCTGGGGAAAACCGTGGGAAAACACCAATTTCCCCAACTTTACCAGAGTTTTGAGCCACGTTTTGAGCCACTTTTTCAACGTCTGAAAACATCTAAAAATCACGCCAAAAACTAGTCCAAAATACTATAACATTATAGCAAAAATTGGCCTAAAAAAGTGGCTCAAAACGTGGCTCAAAATACCCCCTGATTTGGGGAAATGGCCCAAAAACAGCACTTTTCCCCAACTTTTTTGGCAAATCCCCAAGTCCAATTTGGGGAAAATTGGGGAAAATCCGGGGTTTTGAGCCACTTTTTGTCAGGGGCAAATTAGCCGAAAACGACAATTGTAGAATGAAAATCGACCAAAAATAGGCATTTTTTCCTATAATATCAGACCAATTCAAGCTCTACCAAAACTTAAATGGCTTGATTTCGGCCTCTTTTTCCTCTAATATTTTACTCATTTGCTTGATATGGGACATAATCCAAGCAATATTACCAGGATTTTCACCCTCAATTCGAGCTTTATCCTTGATTGTTACCTGTTCTTGGTAACCATTTCCTTGATAAAGGCGCTGAATTATGGTAATTTTCTTAGGATTTACCCCGTATTCCAAGCAAAATAGAGCGGCATAGATGTCCAATTGCTTGAATGAAGGCTTAGATACGCCTGTTTTAAGGTCGTAAATACGCAGTTCAAGCTGGTCTGAGTCCCATTTAATACCGTCTGCAGTACCAAAACAATGGTCAGAATAGTATAATAATACCTCAGATGACATACCATCCCTAATACAATTGTTGACAAATAGGTTTAACGCCTTCTTTTTAGGCGCTAATTCCGTTTTAGACTTGATTAATTGTGATGCCATTTCATGCAAGGCTGTCCCACGAGCAACGTTTTGTTTATTCTCATAGGATTTAGCCATCTTCTCAGCATCATAACCAAGCCAAGAGTAACCTGACGGGGATAAGAACGCATGTTTCCCCTGCAAGTTCCAGTGCTGTATCCAATCCATTATGACTCCTTTAAGATATCTCCACTACAAGTAGAATTACTTTTCTTTCAGAAACAAATTAAAGTCCAAGCCGAAATAATCACACATCTCGTAAATAACGTCGTGTTCATTCTCAGGATAAATGAACGATGCAAATGATTCTCGACCAAACTTCTCAATATAATGAGCTTGATTAGGACGTTTACTGGCATCAGCAGACCGCTTAACCTCCAATAGAGCGTATCTAGAGCCGCATAGCACGATTAAATCAGGTATCCCTTGTACCATACCAGGGTCTGTCTTAGTCGCTAATATACGCCCTCTATAGGCCTTACGGAGCCTCTTAAGAAGACTTGCTTGATATGTAGACTCAAGTTTCGATGCCATATAACCAATCCTTTTCTAATTTCTCCATGTAATCGTCATAGGGCACAAACCCTTGTTTCTTCGCCCAAGCCGCTTCTGTAAACCGCTTCTTATCTTTAACCGCCTTTAATATATCCTTATCAACTTTAGCAGAAGACGTCAGATATATATAATAAAGGTCTTTGAACGGCGTATTAGAACGGTCTATCCGTCCTTCCGCTTGTTCCATTTTACGATAAGAATAATTAACAGAATAGAATAGAATATTGTCAGTAGTAATACAATTCCATCCCTCGGCTCCTGCTGTGTATTGAACAAGATATACCCAAGAGTCTTCTTGAGGAATGTGCTCATGCTTATTACCGTTCCATTCTTTATATAGCAGATTGTTACGTTCACAGATATCCTTCAATATCTCCAACTCGTAATTGAAGTTGTAGAATACGATAACCTTATCGTGCTCAGTAATATACTTCTCAGCCAATCTAATTCTGTCTGGGGAAGTGTTGACGATGCGCCGAACTAATTGTGTGTATTCGGCTATGTTTAATATAGGTTCGTCAGTAAAAGGGTTCCATCGTGTATCAGCCAAGTTTTTCAACATCAAGGCATCATACTCAGCATATAGATATTCCCTATGGCGGACAGTCTCTCTATCATCATCCATAGGTACAACGATTTGATTCCGGTATTTCTCAAGAACCGCGGTACCAATATACTTCTTAACCTTTGGGAATTTAACATACGGATCCCATACAACATGACGAGATGTGAAATCCGTTTTATTCCTGTAGAATTTATTAGCTATGAATATCGTCATATAGTCCATCCAGACATCGCCTGGTGTGGCAGATAATAATATCCATTTATTATTCTTCCAACATGTGCGGATAAAAGCCTTACCCCATTTACCATAACCAACAACCCTCTGTTCGTCGAATATGAAGACTGAGTCAGTAATATGCTCGTACTTGTGAATATTCTGCCAAGAGTCTACTATATAATTAGTAATACCGCAGGCTTCCAGAGAGCTTTGCCAATCCGGTTTATCCTTACCTAACTCGATAAGATCCCGCTTCATGGCGGTGGTGATAACAATAAGAGGCTTGTCTTTTGTAAAAAAAGAAGCTCCGTATTGGGAGGCGGCCCAGAATATAGACGTATATGTCTTACCTGAGCCAACACCTCCCATTAATATAGAGCCGTTCTTTAATTTCCCGCACGCTTCAAATTGCTTGGGTTTTAGTGTGATACTACCCAGTTTATGGGGTATCATGATTAAATAAATTCAATGTCCTGTTCGAACTTATCCTTAGCCGGAGCCAGAGCTGGGTCAATATCGTCAATGTAGACGTAGAGTTTATTCACATAAGCCTTGATACCAGTACGACCAGCAGCAGACCAGTTGTAGGGATTAATGATTACGTTAGCAAGAGCGCCAGCTGTAACTTCATCAAGCATAGCAAGTTGATTAGTGTCTGCGTTATTAAGGATAGTTCCTTTACCTTGGTTTACCAGAACCAGCTTAATCCATGGTTGAATTTCAGGACCATTGGACAGAGTAGCAGGTAAATAAGCAGGGCGATTTGGTTTGTCTTCAGATGGGAACTTAACATTAAGTCCTTGAGAAGCTAATTCCTCGGCAAGTGCAGGGTCCAAGGCGATGCCAAACTCACGTGAACCTTTAGTATTGTACTCAGACTCACGGCCAGCGAAGTTAGGGTAAATAACGCGAACGTTTTCCAGTGTAATTTGTGATTGATTTGTCATTTTATTTCTCCTTTTCTAGCAAATAGTGTGTTAAACGTCAAGGAGAGATGTATATAATAGTAGAAAAGACTACTATAATATTGATGGAAAACAAAACTCTCCATCTCTCTCCTTCTATTAAGAGCTTTGTAATAAGTTACATATTTATTATACTAATATTATAGGAAACTATTGGTCTATTCCTACCATTTCAATAAAACTAGCGATTAGGATAGCCGCATAGCATATAATAATACATATTACACTGGTGTATATTAGGAAATCCGGTATGTCTATATAGTTAAGGGACTTATAACGCAATGCTGCAACGAAAATAAATACCACTGTAGCAAGCGTACTAAAGATAAGCCAGCCTATTACCTCTTTTATTTTATCCATTATATCACTCCTTTCTATCTTCCATAAGCAGATATTCTCTAGGTGTCATACATCATTACCTTCGTTATGTTCTTCACACATATCACTTCACCTGCTTTTCATACACTTCTTTGGCTGATAGATATACGCTATAAATCATAAAGGCTCCGATGCCTAAGACAAGGTTAGACATCAGAAAAATCCATTTCAAAGCCACTACGAATAAGAGTAGCGCAGGAATACCAATTACGGTCGTAGATAATCCAACTAGAAATAAGAACTGCAGAGCCTTAGATGATTTTAGCATACTTATAATCCTCCAATCCTTCTAACACATAACCTTCCGTGAACCATTTAAGTGAGTCCAGAGCAATAGGCTCCAGCCCATGCTTAACACGGATTTCATTAATCTTAATCCGTATCGCACGTTCGTGATAGCGATGACTGGTCACCTGGTCAGCTAAACTAGACTTATCCCAAATAGGATTACCTTTGATGTCGATAGCACCCCGCCGCATCATATGTACGCCAATGGCCTTCCATAAGCGTCGCACATAATCTCGTGGTGAATAAGGTACCTTGAATACACGTCCTTCTGAATTAATGTTTGTCATTTTATAACCCCCTATTATCCTTCGATTTTAATATGTTTGCGAAGTTTACCAGATTTGATTAGTTCTGCGAAATACGAAACTACTATACCCGCAATTTCGGCAATACTCTTATTTTTAGTCATACTTAGGTAATTCCTTTCCAGTAGACAAACGAATAGGGTGTTATCAATTTGGTAATCATTAATAACGCTCATGATAAGAGATATTCGCTCAAGTAAATAATTTCGATTGTCTTCAAACAACAAAGAATACGGCGCTTTATAGAATTCCTTCCATTCTTTATTTGAAATACCTAACATATATTTAGCCAACATTTTAGTATTATACGTCCTAGACCGACGATTAACAAGATCTATACCTAGTAATTTATGGGCACTTTCTATTTTATTAAGAAATGAACTCCAGGTTGGCTTCTGTATACCAAGTTTACAATCTGGTAAAAATATAAAATTACCAAGAAGCGGTGTTTTAGTTTCTTCATGGACAAAATATAGAAAAATAGATTGGCCGTCGTAGTATTGATTAAAAATATCATTAGTCAATCCGCCAAATATAGGGTTCTTCTTTTTTGTACGAAGGAGTAGGCGATCCTTATTCCATAAATCAAACACCTCTTGGAATGGAATAGAGATGGTGTCTGCGATTTCCTGGAATATTTTACAAACAGCAGTCTTATCTGTGACTTTATAATTAACCCCACGCTCTCTGTATAAAGAAAAACAAAGATAGTTTAACCTCTTTATGTGTTTTAGTTTATCTTCTTCAACCAACTTGTCATAATAAACTGCGATAGTTGTTACAGGTTCACCAGTCGCATAATTAATGATGTTATTTCTCATTTTATTATTCTCCTATTTAACTTTCTTTAGTTTTCCTTCCGCAGACAGATGTTTGATAATATATACCATATGCTCTAAGATTGTACTACGCCCCGCTTTATGGTACGGTTGACCCCAAAGTGTAATCGTCTTTTTATACCTATGGATGTAACCAAATAGTCTATATAATATCGTTTCGTCGAATTTATAAGGCGTAATATCCTTCAAATCACCGAAGAGGGCCTTAGCTTTATGCTTTTCGGTTTGTTCATGAGAATAAGTTGTACAATAGAAAGGTTTTGTAGTTTCAAACAAATACTGCTTATATTCTTTATTGGTAACGCCTGAAACTGCTCTTATAATAACTTTAGTATTGTGCTCGATAGTATAATCTCTAGGCGCGGCATGATTGGAATGGTGATTAGAATATTCATTATCTATTTCAAACAATTGGCTAAACCATAGAGTATTAATGTATTTTTCAAGATCATATCTATGTAAAGGACTACCGGCATAACATTTATTAATGATGTTAAAACATGTAATTTCTCCATGTTGGTTCTCCCGGAAAACTTTCAGAAATCTATATGACGTTTCTCGGTTTTCACATTTCTCCATAAGCCGTTCCCGAGACTCTGCCAAATCTGGAGTTTCTTTATAAGGCCAAAAGATAACGTTATCGTTATACCAGGCTTCAAAGAATTGTTTAGGGTATTCGCCTGCTAGTTTGCCCATTTCAGAAAAGAAGTGCGGAAAATGTCCGCAAATAGCGACCGTCTCATCTTTAAATTTACCCATGGCAAAAACAGCTGGCATGTCTGTCTTACGATACTTCTTAAAAGAGTACAATATCTTACATAATGTTTGATACTGATCTACAGTTAGTTGCGGTGTTGTCCAATCTAGGAAATCTTTATAATCTTCTGTCATTTCGTTTACCTCCTTAGAAAAAAAGAAAAGCCGAGTAATTTACTCAGCCTTCTCTTTAGAAATAGCGATTTCTTTCTTCTTGAATTTAGATTTAATCCAATTACCAGCTTTGGTAAAGGTGTCAGTTTTAATACCAGCATATACGCCTGCTCCAATAAGTGCAGTAGCCAATACCACTTTACCAATACCTTTGGAATTGTCAGAATCCTCTTCTTTATTATGAATACTCTCATATAAAGATTTTGCTTCTTCCATATCCATAGGTTTGATATGTGTAGCATAGCTATTCTCTTTATCGAATAACAGAGCGTAAGCGGTTTCATCACCGTCAACACCTTCAAACCAACCATCATAGTCATATTTATTTAAATCAATACTCATTTTGATTTACCTCTCTTTCTATATAGAAGTATGTAAATATTAGAATAGATACGCAGCCGGCATCTCCAAATACCAACCTTTCTCTTTATCCTTTTTAATTTTGACGTTATCTTTTAGGTCTTTATATTCAATACACCAATCAATAGATCCGTCTTTCTCTACTTTACATCCTGGATTATGATGCCGATATAGATCAACATAATCCCTAACGTTTACATACTCACATATTTTACAATATGATAATACTTTATCCTTTAACTTCTCGGCTTTCTTTTTGTCCGTAGAATATAGTTTTGGAAAATCTATATATAAATCTTCTTCCATCTTCACCACTCCTTAAATTGCTCAATATAGTAGTCTGAACCACTTGGCGCGCCTGGCCCAGTGTATCTAAAGAAACCAGAGCCTCTATTCTCTATCATAATCGGAGTCAGAATATTGTCCTCAAACGGTCGGTCGGATATATACCAGCGCACCCCATTGTTTTCTTTATAAACTTGCATAACGGCTTGATTAGTTTTTACACATTTCCCATATAAATTAGATCCTTTATGTTCTCCGGTAACGAAAGACGTTACGCTTGGATATGCACAGAAAAGAAAAACATTAGTGTCGTTAAAGATTTTTTCCATATTACGATGAATATATTTAACAGCCGACTCGTTTTTTTCTTTACTTTCAGTGTTTGGATATAAACCCAACATAGCAGATGTTGACTTTAATATCCCATATAAGACATTGGATTTATCCTTTGCTAAATTAACTAAAGCAGAATATGCTCTGAGTTTTATACCACTATCTTCCTCAAACATCATCTTATCACTAACAAATAACTCCATCACTTGTCCTCCTTCCAGATATAAACGTCCCACTTCTCCTTGTGTGGGAGTTTGATTGTCTTGTAGATGATACCTTCTACGTGAGACAGATACTCCTTAACTGCCTCAATATAACCTGTATAGAACGCAGCAGAATTGCCAATATAGTTTACTCTTGTAACGTCATCAACGCAAGGGTGTAATATGAATAGTCCTTCCACGATATCTCGTAGTTCCATTATACGCCTCCTAGTATAATATAAAAGTTAAAAAGAAGAGGAGTGTATCCTCTAAGCGACCATCAACTGTCTTGTCAATTCTTCAATCACTTCTTGTTTCTCTTTATCGAGATTCAAGAATAATTGATTTCCTAACAAAGCCAATTGTTGTTCATCTTGTTCAGACATCTCCAATTCCTTCTTAAGTTCATTACCTATTTCAATAACAAATAAATAGCTAAAACGACTAGGAGATTCTACAAACTGCTCCATATAATCATATTGTTTATGAAATAGTCGTTCTGCATTATCATCGAATTTCTCACCAAAGTGATCCTTCATGATTTGCATAGTCTCGTATTTCGTCAACATTGCGATCATATAAGTAGCTGTAACTTCCTTTTCATTAAATCCTTTATTGTTTGTCATAGTTAATTACCTCTCTTTCTATAGAGAGATATGTAAAAAATTGAAGAGAATAGTATAAACTACTCTCCCCAATGATTAAGTATGGTTTCCATTTCGGAAATCCTTTCACCAAGTCGTTTTGTAGACTCCTTCATCTCTTCGAGCTTTTCTCTGAAATGCGCTTGAGCCTCCATGACTTTATCAAAGTTGATTTCTTCCATATTAAGTTACCTCTCTTTCTACTTAGAGGCATGTATTTATTAGACACCAGGGCCGTGCCAGTATTCCCAGCGTTCTTTATCAGTACGTCTAGGTTGGATTTTGGCGCTAGGGTTATTGAAATTATAATTGTATTCTTCCGGCTTTATTCTACCTTGTTTAACCAGGTCTGATACCCTACGATTTATTGTAGCGCGAGATATACCCATAGAGACGGCAATGGTACGATTTGACCACCCCGCCTCTTTATATAGGATAATATCTTCGTCGCTAACATACTTACGAGGTCTACCAGGCGGTCTAACAGAGGATAAAGCCCGGACAATATCTAGACCGTTTTCAAACATAGGCTACTCCGTGTGTGAATAGATTTGGACTTGGATGAAGTTCCCGGTTTTGTCATGGTAGACAACGTTATAATAAGGATTTTCTTCTACGTAGTTATCAAACCATGTTCGGAACAGTTCAACGTCTTTTACTGGGAAGGTTATGGATTTAGGGTATCTAGGGTGGTCTAGCATCATACTAGAAAAGATCGTTATCCCAGGTAATCCTCTCATTAAGTCCAAGATACACGCCTTAAGATTGGCCCCA